AAGTTACGAGTTGAATTAAATTGAGTCCCCCAATTTGATGTTGTTATGGCGTCATAATCTGATTTATTGTATAACTTCATTAAATAAGTTAATGCTGTAGATTGTGAAAGTGATTGAACACCTGTTAGATGTTGTAATAGTTTGTATGTATCACTTTCATCAAACACACCATTACCATCCACATCTGCGTTCAAATACTGAATACCGTTTGTTAATCCCAATCCACTTTGATTTCCTAATATACCTTTATCTGCCAATTCTTTAAATGCCAAAAACACATCCGATACGGTCACAATACTATTATACAAAGTGTTTAGTTCCGTTTGATTTGAATGTGTTAATTCTATTCCATGTGGTTTGTATGATAATATTGGTGAGAATGTAAATTCAGCTTTCGTTCCATACCAACCATCTTGTAATCTCAATTGAGATTGAAATGTAGATGAAGTTATTTTAGTTGTCAAATTACCAGGCATTATATAGGTTTTCCAAAAACCACTTACACTATTAACAGTAACTGGTCCATCATATATGTCAAATAATTTAATCGATGTTATATTGCTTGGAGATACACCAGTTCCATCAAATTCTCTTTCGTCTATTAACAATTGATGACCACCTAAAGTTGAATTATATGGATTTATTATTGCCCATTCAACTTGTCCGGCAGACGTTGTTGCTCTAATTCCACCATTTGAAACCTTAGCAGTATCCAACAAACTTGTCAAATCAACTTTACCCAAACCACTCAATTGTCTAGCGGTTCCGTTTACCACATTCCAATTGTTATTTGTGTATGTGTATCCTTTTGCTGAAAATTTAGTTTCATCTATATTAGTTCCAAAATCAACATTGAATGATGCTCTTAATACTTCTCCATTTGAATGAGTTACACTATTGGTATAAAATTCAGTAAAGGTCGCATCATCAGGGTTAGTCCAAGTTCCGTATTCAATCACATATGGATTAGTCCAATTGTTTGATAAATCATTCCAAGTTGGTTGATTATTCCAATTGGTTACCGCGTAGTTCTCACTACCATTATTACCATTTGGTTCACCCGGTGCCCAGTTATTATATACACCCGTTATATTTCCCGCTGTTTGACCATTCGAAGTCTTCATTACCGTCCCCTTTTCAGGTCCCGCATCTATTACCCAAGTACCATCTTTAACTTCATCGGTTGCTGCAAACCATATATTACCTTGTGGTACGTTAGCGTATATAAAAGCATTTTCTGATGATGAAGTTATTGTTACCAAATATCCCGTCTGTCCTTTGAATGTTGTTAATAATGATGCCGCTCTTGCTGCAGTATAAGAACCACCGGGGGTTACGGGTTTGTAAAAGTGTCCGTTTACTCCATTGTAATAAAATCCAACAGGGTTTACAGTTGCTGCTACCGATAATTGAACATTACCAACAACTGAACCTGTGTTTATTTTTAAAGATGATAATGCGGTATTGATATTAGACATCGTACCGGTTACAACCAAACGAGTTTTATTACCCGTTAGGGTAAATCCACTTGCTGCGGTTAAACCCGTTGTTGTAGTTAGATAGAATGTGGTATTTGTTGATGGATTTATTAAACTGATTGATGCTAACAAAGTAGATGTTGCACTAAATCCATTTAATACGAATCCACTTCCATCTTGTGCAGTGGTGGATGGTAAAAAAGATTTAGAGTCCGGAGCAGATACACTCTGTCCGAACCCTAAAAATGAGATTAGTAAAAAACATATTACTAATAATTTCTTCATATTACTCAATGGTTAAGTCGACTTTATTTCCCTTCGCGTCAACAGCATCAGATAAAACAAAGAAGAATAAACCAGCGGTATTACTTAAAGTTGTTTTTGGTGTAAAGATTAATTTATACGGAGTACCAACCTTAATTCTTGCACTCTTCAATTGATCAATAGAACCAAATGTTAATCTACCATCTTTATGTGTTGAGAAGTTTGTAATTGTACTTCCTGAATCGAATATTACATTGTCCAATGTCAATTTACTTTCATCATAATTCATTACAACTTGTAAACCTGCCAATCCTTCTTTTGTTAATGTAGTGGTTAATACAACTTTACCACCTTCTAATGTTGAGGTTATGCCCAATGTTGCCTTTTCAACCGCAAGAGTTTGATAAGCCATTGGTGCCGTACTCATAGATTTTATTGAACTTGTGGCTTTGTCATTTATAGAATTAGTAAATTGACCCGCAGTTATTTTGGTTGCAATCGCCGCTGGATCTGATGAATGTGACCAGTTCAAATCACCACCCCATGCAAATACCGCATACACCTCTTTTGTTGGTGAATCAATTAAAACTTTATTCTTAACTGCTCCATCCAACCAACTTTGATTTAATAAACCACTATACCATCTTACCGATGTTGAAGTGTTAGTTGGAATCATTGCATTTGAATCCATATTTTGACCCATTACATGTGCAAACAATGCATATGAGTCACCCTCACCAAATGCGTTATTATTGTTAGTAACTTTACCTACTTTTCTTTCTAATGTAGGATAAGTAAAGAAATTTGCGGTTCCACTAATATCAGTTTGTGAGTGTCCTAAAAACGCTTTATATGCATCTGATACAGTTACAATATTATTCATCCATGTTTTATTCATTGCCGGACCAACAAATACACCAACTGAATCACCAACCTTAACCTGTGTTGTGAAAAGAGCCTCACCACTTGCATCCAATGGTAATTGAGCAATTGGTTGAACCGCCCAATCAATTGTACCATCCGTCTTCAATTTCATTAATTGAACATTATGGTCAGTAATAGTATATCCTTGTGGATAAAGAACCTTTACTTTAAATTGAGAAGTATTACCAACAACATTCGTAACAGAAGACCATCCACCACCGAATATTGTTCCGACATTTGCACCGGTAGTGTCTGTACCCGTTGCTAAGTCTATTTTGAAAATATTATTATAAGTGTTTTGATCTTTTAACACATATTTTTGTGTTGCAATTAATCCACTAATAGATGCGTCCGCTCTTTGAACTGTCAGTTGACCAACATTCCAATCCGCATTTACAGCATAACCCCAAGGAGTTAAACCATATTGAAGATCTAAACTATTATTATCTACAGTTGCGTTAGGAGTAAACTTGTAGTTACTCCAACCTGTGTAGAAAGTTTGTGCGGATGTTCCTTGGTTAAAAACCGTAGAAACATATGACAACGCCTTATTGTTAAATTGATATCTAAACCAAAAATAACGTGGGTTTTTAATTACGGTACCTTTTGTTAAATTATATCTAACTGTAAGTGTATCTCCTACCTTTAATCCGGTTGCTGGTGTCATTGATTGACTAATTGTCAATTGACCGTAAGATGTAAAGGCGAATAATAAAAAGATGCTAAGAGAGAGTAGTTTTTTCATTTTATTTATTTTTATCCATTAATTTATTTATTAGTTTTTCACTAGCCTTTTTGAGTGCGTTACTTAAAGAAGTTTGATTAAATGTACCTCCTTCATCAACAATTAAAGTAGACATCGATACTTCAGACGATGACTCCTCAACAATAAGTTCCTTTTCCTTTTTACCGTCTTTTGTCAATATTCCCTTCAATCTAATAACCACCTCTTCCTCATTAGAATGGAAAACAGATATGTTCTTCTTTGTTGTAAGAACATCTAAATAAACAATTTGCACTTGTAACTTGTATGGAGATGATGCTGATAAATCATAACCCTTTTCTTGTAAAAATTCCTCTAAAATGTTTTTAACTCCAAATGCTAAATTTCTGTTACCAGCCAATTTACCAATCTTAACCTGATTTGTTACACTTTCAACCCAAATATGGTCATCAGCATCGTACCAAATGTTTTCTGGGGAGTTTTTGAATGTCCCGTCAATCCTCCACATAATCCAATTTGATACCTTGGTAGCAGTTTCTTGTCTACCGGAAAATTCTAAAAAAACAAAGAATAGTTGAAAACATAGGGCAAATACAATCCAAACCCCAACTAATACAAAAAATGCTTGAGCTAATCTATTGCCCAAATTAAGAGATAATGTTCTAATTCTTTCCATATGAAATTTTTTAAAATGCTCCCGCAATTTTCATATGAAAAAGGCCAGGAGAGAGATAATTTTTTATTTGTCACTTATAAATATCACGTTCAGGCAACTAATCAAAAAAAATCTTTATTAACTTTTCTTGATTATATAGATATTTATTGTTATCTTTGTAAGAGAAAAAGATAAAACTAAATTCAATGAGACAATTAACAAACATGACGTCGTTTTCAAACCAACTAAATTGGAATGAGCAACCTATGCACATATGTCTCGATGATACTGATGTTGGTTAATTTAGTTTAACTTAAAATATTAGAAAACCTCGGGACTTAAAAATCTCGAGGTTTTTTGTTTTATACATATAGGGTAATGGACTAATGGCTAAGTCACTTGCTTTGGGAGCAAGGTATCATGGAGGTTCGAGTCCTCTTTACCCTACAGTTGTTGATGTAGCTTAATGGTGAAGCTTTCGGCTGTTAACCGAACGATTATAGGTTCGAGTCCTATCATCAACGCAAAACGCGTGTGTAGTTCAATTGGTAGAATTTCGGTCTCCAAAACCGAAGATGAAGGTTCGAGTCCTTACATGCGTGCAATAATACCCGAGTGGTGGAATGGTATACACAGCGGTCTTAGAAACCGTGTCGAAAGGCGTGTCGGTTCGAGTCCGACCTTGGGTACATATTGTCCTTTAGTATAACGGTAGTACAGGTGGTTTTGGTCCATCTAGTTGTGGTTCGAATCCACGAGGGACAACACTAACAAAAAAAATGTACACTAACAAAAAAAATGTTAGTGAGCAAAAAAATGTTATTATTGCGGGGAGGAGGGTACCCGACCAGTCTCATAAGCTGTGTCTTTTTCCGGTTTCGACTACCGGCCCCGCAACTAAAATATTTTTACAAATAATTTTGTATATTCATATATATTTATTATCTTTGTGAAAGAAACAAGCCCGAATAGCTCAGTTGGTAGAGCAGCTGATTTGTAATCAGCAGGTCGTCAGTTCGAGTCTGACTTTGGGCTCAACAAGTGACAACTAAGAAAAATCTTATAATAACAAAATAAGTATGATATCGATTCCTGTTAGTATTGGAGAAATGATTGATAAACTTTCAATTCTTCAAGTTAAAAAAACAAAAGTACTTGATGAGGAAAAGTTAATTTTAATCAATAAAGAATTTGAATTACTATATAACTTTTCTTTGAGTTATTTTAATAACCCTGAAGTAGAATTAATTTATGATAAACTAATTTTAGTCAACACAAACTTGTGGGATATTGAAGATAATTTAAGAGTTATGGAAAAAGAAAAAAAATTCAATGATGATTTTATTGAATTAGCTAGAAAAGTATATTTTACAAACGACGAAAGGTTTAGGTTGAAGAATGAAATTAATATGGTTACTAATTCAGAAATTAGGGAGGTAAAAGATTACGTAAAGTATTAAAGAATATTGGATTGTTGGTGAAGTTGGTTATCATGCCACCCTGTCACGGTGGAGTTCACGGGTTCGAGTCCCGTACAGTCCGCAAATATTGGAAGGATGGCAGAGTTGGTCTATCGCGTCGGTCTTGAAAACCGAAGTACTGAAAGGTACCGTGGGTTCGAATCCTACTCCTTCCGCAAAGAATTAACTAAGATACTGTAAAACCAGTAGGTGGTGATTCCAGATTTATCTGTGAACCATTTAAACCCTGATAGCAATGTTAGTTCCTATTTGCCCCTGTCGACTAAGGGTTAGGTCACATCCCTTTCACGGATGTAATACGGGTTCGAATCCCGTCGGGGGTACAATATTTTTTTATATTAAGATATTGATTTCCAATATTTTATTCTGTATATTTATCATATTATTAATATTTATAATATATGATAGATAAAATCACACTATCGTTAATGTTATTTTTTAATACATTAACATCATCTATCGACCCAAGTCTTTCAGACGAAAGAAAGTCAGTCAATCAAATAAAAAAAGAGATTAAATCTCTTGAAAGGAAGATTGAATGGGTTGAAGTAACAGATGAGAATTTCGCTAGCAGGGCCGTCAAAACCAAAGAAATCGCGGACGAGATTACCAAATTAAATGGTAAAATTGTAAAGATTGAGAAGGTAGCAAAGTTAAAAGAAAAATGGGCAACGGAAGACTCCTTGTCCAAATCAAAAAAATGAAAAAAATTTTTTTAGTGCTAACGTTACTTTTGGGAGTAGAAGTCGTAGCAAATGGACAAGAGTGGTTTATAACCGCCACTCGAAAAGGTGGTCCATCAGATGGTTATATAACGGGTGGTTTTATGAAAAAAGGTTGGGGATTTTATGCAGGTCTTCCATACGGTGAATTGAAAACCCCAAATGGAGGTATATCAATTCCTCCTGGTGTCAATACCAACACAGGAAATCTATCTGATAATATGAAGTTCGGTGTTCTTAGACAAGTAAAAGAAGACAAGGCCATTGTTGGATTTGGATTACAACCGACACTTAATGGTAACAAACCAAATTTTCTTATAATGTATAATCCACTAAGACCAAGTACTGTTATAAATTTATGGACAATTGGTAATTTAGTTGGTAGTGATTTTACATTAGGACTTGGGTTATCATATAAAGTAAAATAAAAATTTTTAGTTAAGTTAGAACCCTGAACAAACTAAAAAAATTGTTCGGGGTTTTTTTATATCATTTTTTTTTATTATATTTGAATTATGGTTCTTTGATGTATTGGAAAAACAAAATGCTTCCGTGGTGGAATTGGTAGACACGTAGCACTTAAAATGCTATGAACTGAAAGTTCGTACCAGTTCGATTCTGGTCGGAAGTACAAAAAAATAGACACTTCGGAGTGTTTTTCATATTTGTCTGATATTTATTAATATGAAACAAATAGATGAAAAACATTTTAGAGAAATGTGTCAAAATTCTAATTCTATGGCAGATGCCGCAGTTAAATTAGAATTACATTTTAATACTTTTAAAAAGTATGCAATTAAATTTGATTGTTACAACACAAATCAATCGGGGAAAGGAATAAATAAAATTGTCCCACCTAAAATTGATTTACAGGAAATATTGGATGGTAAACACCCTCATTTTCAAACATTCAAATTAAAAAACAGATTATTAAAAGAAAAAATAATTGAAAATAAATGTTCAGTATGTGACATTGAAGAATGGAATGGTAAAAAAATAAATATGGAATTAGACCATATTGATGGAAATCGAACAAATCATAAGTTAGAAAACTTGAGAATGTTATGTCCAAATTGTCATTCACAAACAGATACATATCGTGCAAAAAACATTAAATAAAATTTTAGTGTAATGACTCAGAAATGAGTGACGGAACGGACGCTACGTATGAAATGGAAACTTTTGAAGCATGTACAAAGGTGCTGATTAGATACAAACCGTACAGACATTACATTACTTTGGTTCCGTAGCTCAGTTGGATAGAGCAACATCCTTCTAAGATGTGGGTCTTTGGTTCGAATCCAAACGGGATCACGTGAATTTTGGACTTGTAGCTCACTCGGTTAGAGCGGCACACTCATAATGTGAAGGTAATAGGTTCGATTCCTATCTGGTCCACTTTTAAGTTATGGGATTCCGATGGAAATCCACAAGAAAAATAGATGTTTTTCATCCATCAAAAAATTATCAAAGAGACCGCTAAATCGAGTTAGTGAAAATCTACATTCTCAATGGTAATCATTCATGACACCTACCGGTGGTTCCACACTAAGGTTATGTGAGGCTTCGGCTGATAAAAGGGTGTTATTTTGTAGTGTGACGAAATTGGCAAACGTACCCTCCTGTCTCGGGGGCGATGACAAAGAAATAGGTAAGTAATATGAGGGGGTAGACCACCAGCCGGCCGGCGATATGTTACTTACCGAATCTCATCTTGGTGGTTCGAACCCATCCACTACAGCAATTATATGAAATGTTAAACATAAAAGAAAAAGACCTATCAATAATAATCCCATTTAAAAGTGGGCATACTTTATTATATACTACATTTATTCATTTATTTAAACATTTGAATATTGAAATAGAATTGGAAGATGATCCCAATAAAATTTTAAATAATGTTTATATTTTTGTAAGAAACCCAATTGATAGATTTTTTTCATCTTATTTTTGGATAGAAAATATATTAAAACACGAGGAAGATGATATTATAAAACACATAAAAAAAACTAACATATATGATATCGAAAGTTACATTAACAAATATGATATTTTTTTAAAGGGGTGTGATGATTTCCACTATATTCCACAAAGCTCACAAATATTACGTAATAATAAAATATATAAAGAAGAAATAATTAATAGTCAAACCAATTTAAAATTATTATATGATTCAAAATTAGGTCCAAACTATAAAATATTTAAAATTGAGGATATTGATAAATCCATACAAAATAATGTATTATCTATAAAGAATAAAGAAATCAAATTTTATAATAAATTAGACAAAATAGATTTTATTACAAATAAATTTAATTTTTTAGAGGATTATCCAAGCGATGTAAGTTTTTTATTCTCAACATTTTACCAATATTTTAAAAACATATATGAAATAACTTATCACCATATGAATGTTGATTATATTAAAAAAGTTAGTTTTTATGATTATAATAAAGTTTGTTATTTAACTGAAAATGAATGTGGTTTTTTTGGTTATGATAAAAAAGAAATTGATTATAAACTTTTTAGAAAAACTTTAATCTGATTTTGTTTTGTCATTTTTATTTCTTATATTTTATTATAAACATGGAAAATATGAAATGTATTAAATTAATTAAAGCAAGTAAGGGTCATGAAATTGGTGAGGTACTGAGAGTAGATGACAACGAAGCGGATTTAAGAGTTAAGGGTGGTTATTGGTCATTCGCACCAAAGACCGAATATAAACTTTATAAAAATCCTGAGTACAAGACAAAGAAGACAACTGAGAAAGTATCTTCTAAAAAAACCTTGAAAAAAAATAAAGTAGAAAATAATTAAAAAAATATTTTGTTTTTTAAAAAAGTTTTCTTATCTTTGTAAAAGAAACAAAAAAATAGTTCTTTGATTTAAAAATATTGGCCGCCTATGGTCAACAAAATAAACCATGAAAGTGGGATAAAGTGACAAACCCTTGGTTGGGGTAAGTTGCGGTTTCAGAAATGGAACTCGAGTAGGCAAGTGGAGTATCGTTGAACCTTAAGTACTGAGGGTAACACTTTAGGGAAAGTGGTTTGATGACCAAGCAATCCGAGTTGTTTGGTTGAGGTGGGAACACCAATAAGAATAATCCATAGAGTTATTGTGAGAAGTATCGTTATCCAACTTTACAATTGCGTGATTCAATATGATGGGAATCTTAAAACCGAAAGGTATGGTGAAGTACGAGTGGTGTCGTTATCATCCTTTATTAAACTCTACCAAGAGTTTAGTTTTGAAGGGGTCCAAAAATATGGTAGCAGGGATGTTACAGAGAGTAGTTTAGTATCGAGTCGCTCAAAAGGTGGCTTGGCTGGTCGACGAACCACTACTTTCCCAAATTCGGAAACTAAATTTTGTTAATTACGGTTTAACAACTTAAACATAACAAGAAAAAGTGTTCGTCAGTCGTTGTAGACAGGTGGCTACATAGTCGTGAGGGGTTCACGGCCACAAAGGGTCTCAAGCCCAATGTGATTTTTAAAAAAGTTCTCTAAACCCGCAAGGTTGAATCAGGGAGGCATCTTTGATGAGTAATGAGTATTAAAAGAGTATATAACGACTTAAGGATTGGTTAATCTAATTGACCGCCGCTGATTGGTACTACTCAAAAGGTAGTGGAAAAGGGAAGAATCAAATAATGTCCCTAAGTCAATTGTTAAAACATGTATTCTCAGTGTTTTTTTTTTCTTTGTTTAGTAAAACAAAGTGGTGGAATTGGAACGTTTTAAAACCGTTCGGCCCAAAAAGATTAGTCAGATTTATTCTGACTTTTTTTTTGCATTATAATAAATTTTACTTATATTTGATATTATGAGAATCGTTTGTATATCTGACACACATAGTTTACATGGAGGTATGTCCCACGAAATACCATCTGGTGATGTGCTAATACATGCAGGTGATATTTCTAATCGAGGTGGAGAAAGGGATGTTACCGAATTTATTCATTGGTTTCAAAACATTAAAGGATTCGATGAAAAAATATTCATATCAGGTAATCATGACCATTGTTTTGAAAGAGTTAATCAACCTCACCATAAAGGTGATTATGATTGGTTACATAATCTAATGTCACCCGAAAATTTATCTCAATCTGATGTAACTTATTTAGAGGATAGTTTTATAACAATTGAAAGTGATAAATTTTCAAGACCCATTAAATTTTATGGTAGTCCTTGGCAACCATGGTTTTATGATTGGGCGTTTAACTTACCAAGAATGGGTGAGGAGTTGTTAGAAAAATGGAATAACATTCCAACTGATACAGATGTATTAATTACTCACGGACCACCAAATGGATTCGGAGATTTAGTTAATAATTGGCGACAACCAAATACAAACGTAGGTTGTGAGTTGTTACGAAATAGAATAGAAGAAATAAATCCATTAGTAAGTGTATTTGGTCATATTCACGAAGGTTATGGTGTCGAGCTCGGTAATAAAACATTATTCGTAAATGCATCAACTTGTAACTCAAAATACGAACCAATAAATAAACCAATAATCATAGACTTACAAGAAGTTTATGGTGAAATAATTGCAACTCATGTCGAAATATAATGGACCAATTAGTGTTGTCATTTCAACACGAAAAATAGATGATACGTATTTAAAACACGTTGAGAAAATGTTTTCACACCCTAAAACTCAAATATTAATTTATGAGAATGATGGTGTGGACTCTCTACCCAAAATATATAACATAGGATTACAAGATTCTGAACATGATATTGTTGTGTTTATGCATGATGATCTTATTTTAGAAACCTCCAACATTACACCAAAAGTTGTTAGATTATTTGAAGAAAATCCTGAATATGGAATTTTAGGATTAGCAGGAACTGATAACTTAATTAGTGGAATGTGGTGGCAAGATAGGGAATCTATGTATGGTGTTGTGGGTCATGAACATGAAGGTAAAAGACATGTAAATCACTATTCAAAACAATCATTTGGTGACAAACCAAAAGAAGTGGTAATTGTCGATGGATTGTTCATTATGGTTCATAAAGGTAGAATTAAACATAAGTTTAATGAAGAATTTACAGGGTTTCATTTTTATGATTTACCATTTTGTGTTGACAACCATTTAGATGGGATTAAAGTTGGGGTTACTACTAAAATAATGGTAACACACAAATCCATTGGTATGACCAATAAACAATGGGAAAAAAATAAGTTGTTTTTTGAGGCATTATATGAGAAACACTTCCCTTTAAGGGTTAACTGATTTTAGTACAATAACGGATATTTATATATAAAACAAACAATTATGATGACAGTACTTTTAATTTTATTGGCTTTGGTTGTGGCTGGAGCTGTAGTATTTTTCCTAATGAAAACAGGTAAAATAGAAGACAAGGATGGTAATAACATTCCTGACGCAGTTGAAGAAAAATTAGCGGAAGTTAAGGAAGTTGCTAAAGTAGTTAAAGAAAGAGCAAAAAGAGTGGTTGAGGAATCTAAAGATGTTGTTGAAGCAGCAAAAAAAGTTGTTAAACAATCTAAGGATGTTGTAACCGCGACTAAGGGGAACCAAGCTCGTAAAGGAAGAAAACCATCTGCTAAGAAATAAATAATTACACATATAGGAATTTAAGGGTTAAAATTTGTTTTTTAACCCTTTTTCATCTACATTTGTATAAGTTCTTTAAAATATGGGGGTGCCTGGCATTGATTTCAGGTATCAGGGGTAAGTGGCACGTAGTCAGACTTCATCTATGACTTAAATCTACGGTGGAAAATTTTAGACGGCAACGTTTACAACAACATGGAAGTAGCAGGTATTCTTGCAACTTCTAACGTAGCAGTAGCCTAAGGCGAAACTACAATCGGGTCGACGTACATATAACCTAGGAACAGAAGTACTCAAGGTGTGGTTTCTACCCAAAAAGAAACAAACGGTCTCGTTCAGAGGGCTACCGTAACAAAAGTGAACTCGACACAGTTGTTGGTAACGATGTCAAAATAGGAACCAAATATTTGTCTGTTGTGAACTAACAGAATAAACGTGTAGTCATTTATTGTTGAACAGGAAAGACACGGGTTCGAGTCCCGTCACCTCCACCATAAACCCATCTTCGGATGGGTTTTTTATTTGGTACCTATATAAACGAACAAAAGGTCCGAAGACCCTTTGTCGAGATTTGAAACACCTCCTTTTCGTTTAGATAAGTTATTGTTTAATGGCGACCAAACCGATTAAACTCTACTTATAAATATCTTATTATTGGTTAATGTTTGATATAATTGTTGATTTTGTTTTGTATGCAACATTACAAACAGCATTAGCCAACATCTCACCAAACTGACTTGATTTTATATATTCAAATACAGTATTTCTTAAGAAATTTGCGGCCATTGAATCTTCTTCAGTACTTGATGAAATAATATACACCACTAATGATTCGGATAATGCATCAGCAACGGTACTACCGTGATATGAACAACTTTGTTTATCTCTAAAGACAGCTATTAAATCACTTAATGTCATTTCACTCATTGCGGTTGCCATCGCACTCACTAATGGACCTTTAAACCCTATTAAGTTTAATAATGTTGTTATTGCATATTCTTTAAATTGTGAAATAGCTCCACCACCTACTTTATCTAAAATACCACTTCTTGTAGAAGTATCTTTTGGGTTTTGTTTATCCGGAGTAAATAATTTTTTTAACCAATCAAATTGTTCATTTACTACATTTTCTATTTGTTCATTGTCATATCCCTCATCAATCAATTTACCCAAATATTGTATGGTTAAACCAAATTTATCCTCGTCATTTTCATTAAGGAAAATCCTCTCAAAGGATTCGTTTATAGAATGCTTCTTTGAGAGGTTTTCTCTTACAATTTTTTTAATGTCTTTCATATTATTCTTCTCCTTGTAATTTCCACTTATATTTCATCGTTACATCTTCATCATCTCTGTCACCAGTTTCTCTTTGTCTCTTTTGAATGTAACCCTTATCTATCAAATATTTGTCTAAGATGTAGTAGTCGTTACCTTCTAATTCAGGACCTATCCATTTAACAATAACACCTTTACGTTTCTTGACTAAATTTTTACTTGCTAATAATTCTTGTAATCTATTTCTATCGAACACAGGTTCATCAGGTACTGCTGGAGGTGTTATAGGTGCTGTTGTCGTTGTTGTGTTACCAGTTGTAGAACCCGTAGTTGTACCTGTTACCGAAGCTGTAGAACCTGTTGTAGAACCCGTGGTTGTACCTGTTGTAGATCCCGTTACTGGATTACAAGCTGAAATAATCTTATCATATGTTTCTTTGGTAATACCACCAGATAAATTATATTGTAAATCCTCTAAACCTTTTTTAGTTTTAGGACCAAAATAACCTTTTTGTGGTGTTATACCTAAACATTTTTGTATTTCCGCAATTTTTGGTGCGATACATCCAAATTCAAATGGAAAATCTTTTGTTGAACAATCTTGATAGTTTGGATTTGAACTTCCAGAACCTCCACTTCCAGAACCTCCACCATTATCGACAGGTGCAGCTTCACCATCCCAAGCAATATTAATGTTACCAATACCTGTATTTGGATTACCGTCTTGTTCTGCAACTACTGTTTGTGTACCTTTACAAGACCATCTACCTCTTTTTGATTGGTCTTTTATGAATACTCTACCATTATTGTAGAACCATAAACCACCTTTACTATCATAGTCAGAATTTCCTGTTTTTGTAACTTGTACTACTGGATCTCCACCCGTTGTATTTCTAATTGTTGTTCCGGTATCATCAATAACATCATCTAAACATTTACCAAATAACATATCACCAGGTTTTGTTGTACCATCTTTAAAAAATTTCCAAAGATACCAACCACCCACACCTGCAATTCCCAAAGCGATAAGGTATTTCATTTTTAACCTACTCGCAATATTTTTGAATTTTTGCCATTTAGAAGGTTTCATTGTTTCAACAATAGCTTTAGACTCTTGAGCTATCACCTTAACTTCAGGTGCAATTTCCCTAATCGCTTGTGCTTCTGCATGTGTACCCGCAGCAGCACCTTGGGAAATATTACCGACTGTTATGTTATTACTAATTGTTGGTTGTAATTGTCCTTTTGCCGCCTCTACGGTTGTTGGGGGGTTATCTATAATCTTTTGAAGATCTTTATTTTTACTTTTTAATTTTTTTATTTGTCCTTTACCCTTTACCACCGCTTTTTCTAATGCTGCAACGTCTTTACCATAATTTGGAATTGATTTCATTTTTGCTACTATTTCATCAATTGATTGTTTTGTGTAACCATTTTTAAATAATAAATTTCTTACTCCCTCCTCACTTTTCACAAATTCATCACCATATGCTTTTATAAAGTTAGCTTCAATAACAACATCAGATGCAATGTTTCTTATTAAATTAACATCTGTAACTGCACTACTTTTTAATATTCCTTTGTTGACTCTAGCCAAATTAGCGGCATCGATTGTTCCAGCTTTAAGAGCCCCTAATAATTCATCACCTTTTGTTATAGCCTTTGCACTACCAGTTGCATCAATTATGTATATAGATTCACCCGCTTTACCACCTTTATTCATTGTTGCAACAATATCTTGAGCAACCGCTTTAGCCGTTTTACTACCCTTACCAAGATTCTTTAATGTTGCGGCGGCACTTCCTTGTTCATTAATATCCTCATCTTCATCCTCAAGTAAATTATTAATTTCTTTATTTTCAATTAATGTTTTAGTCATATCATAAGACATCATTAATTTCATTTTGTTTACTAAATCTTCTTTCATGTTTTTATTTTATTTTACCATTGAACACCACTATAATTTGGTTTTATTTTTTTATTTGCGTCTATAACTGATTTTTCCATTTCCGCAGCCCCACCTGAACCAATACTGTGAGCAACTTTATCAATTGCACCCATCTCAGCTCCCGCTCTTACACCTTTACCACTGGCAACTGCATATTTTGGATTTGCATTTGGTAATAACTTAGAGACTAATTTTGTTACCGCATCTTCAATTGCTTTAAATGCTCTACCAATCCATTTTAATCCCATTTTATTCATCATAAAATCACCAATTGGTTTTAGTTTTGTTGATAATGATTTTAGACCGTTTCCTAAACTTTTTAAAATGGAAGCCATTTTTGGGTTTTTATTTAATGATACCATAACGTCATCTAATGATTTTCCGGCCATTGCGGCAACCCCCTTAGAACCGCCAAGTGTTGCTCTAGCAGCACTCGCCCCCATACCGGCAAAAGCCACTCCCATAATATCTACAATTAAATTCAACCAACTAAAATTCTGATAGTCTGTTGCTAATAGGTACCCATCATACATTGTCATAATACCCCATAAGAATCCCATTCCTACATTACCTAATCCAGGAAAAGCGGTAGTAATAAAAACTTGAACACCGACTGAAGCGGGATTAAATAATAATTCTCTAAATTGTTCAAAAAATGGTGAACATCCTCCTCCCGCAGCACACGTTGCTAAATTCTTACCTAAAGTTACTGCCCAACCACCTAACTCTGAAAATTTACCCTTAATCCAATTCCAAGAATCACCAAATAAACCCTCTAAAATTAAAACATCTTCAACAAGTAAGTTATTACTAAACTTATTTTCGTATTCAAAAAGTATTGTAGATTTATTTTCATTCGAAAGACCTTCGGATAATTGGTAAACCATTCTTCTTTGAAAAGAATAAAGTTTTTTAATTTCCACTAGGTTATTTTTAATTGCAAAAATTGTGTTTTCTTTAAAAATATCAACCCATTGATTAAATGATATTTCGTCCAAATCGTAAGATTTACCTTCATTTGTGAAATAAATTTTTTCTTCCCCTAACAAATAAAGACCATCAATCGATAATTTTAAATCATTCATAGTATATAAATATCTCTAATTTCTTATTTTAATGGATTAGCCTTACCCCTTTTTAAATTAGCTCCAACAACATCCGCCCACTTCGTGACCCCAATTTGATTGGCGGGACCTCTCTCTATACCACTTTCCCATTTCCCAACCTCAGGGTATCCTTGACCTCCAGCTTGAGTACCTGACGTACCTGGAGATGGCTCACTAGCAACATCACCTTGTTCATCAAGTTCTTGATTTTCAGTAGAAAGTATCAATTTTAATTGTTTTTCGTTTATTACCATTCTCATAACTTATAAATACCTAAAAAAATCTTTGAAATTGATTGTGATATACCAAAAAATACCTATTTTTGCTTAAAATATAAAGACATGAAGAAAATAATATCGTTTTTAGTAGTTTTTACCCTTTTTGGGTGTGAAAAGTATGAATTACCAAGTGCCCCATCGGTCGCGGGAAAATGGTACTTTCATGGTTACAAAATAACCAGAGTACAGTCTATAAGCCCTATTGAAATTATTGAAAATGATACAATATGTATTAATAATTTTGGTATTCAATCTTTTGTGTCAGGGAATGTTTTAATGAAACAAAATTACCAACAAACGTCGATAGATAGGAGATTTATTAAAAATGTCACAACTTGGGATTTTAATGGTCCCACAGGTGCTTTTTATTTTCCATTAGAGATTGATAATATAAGTGATATTGGAATCGATGCCCGTTTTCCAAAACCATATTTACCGAACATAAATTATAATAACATATACACATCTATGGTTATTTCAAATGGAAATAACGGTTTGACCACCAATTATACGTTTATAACAGATAAATTTGGTGCAGGTTATTCTAGAGTTATGGAATTAACCAGTCCGAATATAAGTACCGACATTTATTTAAAGAATGGGGCTAGAGAAAAGGCTGTTACGGTATTTGTTACATTAATTTTTAAACGAAATTAATTAATCTTCGTAGATGGTTGGGTCTTCCTTTGCAAATAATTTAATATATTGGCCGGCCTTCGCATTGGCCTCATCTTCAATCTCACCCCCAATATCGGGTGGTCTTTGTTCTAAACGACCATCCTCAAATTGTTTGTGGTGGACCATTTCGTGAGCAACACTTCTCATAATGTCAACCAAAGCTCTGTTTTTACCATAAACTTTGATTATCTTATTTTCCTTAGTATAATCATAATTCGCGGTTGTTTTCAAACCGTCTCTATTACCCTTAATCGAGATAATGGGAACTGTTTTAAGTTCCAATTGGTCTTTTACGAACTTTACGAACGCAGTTAACTTTTCCTTCTTATCATCGTTTAAAAATCCCATATCTTATAAATATCACAAAGTTTTTTCTTCTGGTAAATCATTCTCCTTACCATATTGAACGATTAATTCTTTCACAAAATCCTCATCAATATCTTCCATATCCTCCTCAACTATTATTTCAGGAGAATAATATTCAACATCCTCAAATCCAAGATTTAGAACTCGATAAAAATTATCGCTGTCATCATCGGTTGAAAATTCAACGTACAACGTCCTGTTGTCATCGTTGTAATAGAATTCATGTATAATCATCGTAAACAATCATAATTATATTGATTTTATTGAAAAAACAAAAAATACAATATACAAAGTACCATAAATGCATTATAATTAATAATATGATAGATTGGTATAGTATTGAATATTTGTATCCTTCCTCATTTAAGAAATTTACAAATGTAATGTTTCCTAATGTTGGGGTTCTAAGTTTATCAACTTTAGAGTTTTATGACACAAAAAAACTTTATTATTTTTTTGATAAAGAAGGTGTATATTTGACTATTGAAATGTATAACCCACATCAATGGGTGTTTTCAATATCGTTGGCTAATGGTATAGTTTTTGGTCCAACACAAGATTCTAAAACAACTAGAAGTGAGGTAGAATATGATGGATTTTTAGAATGTTTCAGAATCTTAGATAAACTAATAAGAGATAAACAGTAGAATGTATTTATAGTATGAATTTTAATTTTTTATTACAGGCAACGAGAGTTTTAAATGTTGGGAATTATGATGAGGGGGAATTGACCATGATTTATGATTTCATCACTTCTCTTGACAATGACATATTAAATGATTATAATAATACATGTACGATATTATCATATGATAATGATTTGGAATTGTACATAGAAATAATAGATTCGTTAATATTAGTTTTTGAGGAAAGAGAAGAATATGAAAAATGTGAAAAACTTAAAAATAAAAAAGACGATTCGACCGAAATAATAAAAAATAATACAATATAATATGGGAGTATTTGGAATGTCTGAAGAGGAGAAAAAGAAAATCTCTGAACAACACAAAACCGCAATGAAGAAAGATGGTGAAAAAAAAGGTGAGATAAAGAAAGGTTTACAAAAACCTGAAGAAAAGAAGAAAACCTCCAAATAAGAGGTTTTTTTAATTTTCTCTCCTATCCTCCCTTGGATAAAATTCGAACCTATCGTGTTCTGTTGGTGTTGCTAATAATATTCCTGGTTTAATCTTACCCTCTAATGTTTCTTGATATATAAAAGACATCCACGTTTGTTCAAATGGATTGGCAAACTTTGTATCTATAAACATTTTTCTATTTCCTTCTTTTGAGACTATTTGTGGCCAATTACAATAATATATCTCTCCCGATGCGTACGGTACCGATTTATATGACTTAATGTTTTTAAAATTTAAATAGGGAGCGTAGTTGTGATCATTATTTATTTTAACAGGTTTTTCAGGGAATAACCGAGCTCTTGTATCACCAGGCACATTATGCCAAGACCATTGTCTTGTATTATCACCAAAGAACTCACTAAAATTCCATTTTAAAAAATCAAAGTTTTCATTCCATATGATATCTAACATGACATTATAGAAGTCCTTTATTTTTCTTCTAAATCCATTTCTACAAAACTCATCATCACCCAAATAAAAAAACATATCATCTTCAAAAAACATATGATAATCAAAACTATTCTCATCAGCATGTTCTGATATAAATTGTCTACCACCACAAATACCTAAATTACCTTTTTTAATTTCAGTGAATCCGTATTTTTCACAAAGATTTGTATATGTTAAATCTGTATCCGAATCTATTGAATTATTTAATAAAAATTTCTTAGGTCTATCTAAAAAATTTCTATCATACATTTCAAACGACATACATAATTTCTCAAATTGATTTGGTGAATTATACGTCATTACATAAAGTGCAACATTTTCTTTACTATGAGAATTTATTTTTATCGTTTCACTTTTTTCTTGTCTTGGGGTTAAATTACCATTCTTTAAATTTTCAAAAAATAAACCCAATAATCCATTTTGTTCAATTTCAAAATACTGAACCAATTCTGGATATTTGTATGTGATGATTGTGAATATACTTTCTTCTGTACCCATTAAACCGTTAGATAGGGTATCATTTAATAATGAATAATATATTTCGTTGATTTTACTTATTAAATGTTTTGGTCCACCAAATATACCTCCTCTAGCTACTTTATTTACCTCATCCTCAGAATAGGTACACATTTCATTATACTTAAATCCATGTATTTCAACTTTTCCGTCATAAGGAAAACAAACAAATGAGAATTTATTAAAAAATTTAGAAACGTTCTTAATTACCCCATCTTTCCAAAAGTATCCTTCATGTACAGTATTTGTAATTGCACCATCCACCCAAACTAAATGTGATGAATTAAACGGATCCATTATTGATGCGTCATTTAAAAGAAATACCTTCGACATAACAATTGGATTATACATTTCCAATTTTGCTTGTGTACTTTCAGGTAACCAACCAGAAGTGTTGGACCAATTAGAATCATTTCTTATTTTTTGAATTTTGTCAAAAAATTCATTCTTCTTAAACCATTCCAACTCTCTAACAATTATTAATGTGTTTTCTTTGGCTCTACAATCCTCAACAAATGACCTATACTTTTCCTCAATATAAATTATCATGTTATCATCTGTCTTCATTAAATTAGAAAGATGATTTAAATAATGGTCAAATTTTCTACTCCACCCTTCGGTAAGTTCTTCTCTTTTAATGTCCCAGATACCTGTTACAATCGTTGTCCCACCATAATTAACCTCACTGTTAGGTCTCTTAGGTATTCTATTTTTAATCATACCATTTTTTCTATAAACCCCCAATTGTTCACAAACTTCTTCTACGGTATAATCAACACCCCTTTCTTTAAAAACATCTTCTATTGCCGCACGAACACCAGGTAAATCGTTTCTTTGATAATCGTGAAAACATATATAACCACCATCAGTAACTCTATCAAAAACTTTATTTAAACTATCATAAATTGAATCGTAAAAATCCCCGTCTAAAAATGCAAAGGATATTTTCTCAGGTATTTTATTTTCAGGAACATCTTTAAACCAATCCTTATGAATTATCGGTGTTGGTAGATTGTTTTGTTCAAAATTTGAAATTAATATTTCTTCTGTACTTTTTAAAGTTCCGGCTCTCCATCCTGTATTTTCCTCCCACTTAGATAATGGAGGTAACCCCTCAAAAGAATCGTAAACAAAAAGTTTTTTACTTGAATTTGTTTCTAATAACGTTTTTGTTAGATATTTGCTTGACTCACCAACATAACACCCAAACTCAACAACGTCCCCTTCAATATTATTATCAATGGAGTCCAATAAATAAAAAACTAAATTTTTTATTTGATCATCGTTAATAATTGACGAATCAATTTTAATATTATTAAACGATATTATTTTATTAATCATATTAATATTTTTGTCCAGAATCTTTTAAATAACCCTCAAACGTATATGGAGTGTTATTTCCGTTTATTTTATTCATATTAACAGCCTTTCCATCTGTCATATGATTATTTAAAAAGTTTAAATTGGTCTCTAAACAATGTGACATACACCAACCAAGTTTAGGACACATCCATCTCGTTGAGTCTGCATCTAAAGGTTCTCTATCCACAATTATTGCATGATTGTATGGAATAACCATATACCTCATTAAATTCTCAAGACCCGTTGGTATTTTTTTATCATATAACCAATCCAAAAATTTAATTCCATTTGTTTTTAAATCTTCAAATATGTTAATTTCATTAGTATTGGCAAAAAATATGTCTGTTGCGTAATTTATATGACTATACCATATATTCCCACCGTACACACAATGCTCATTTTCTAAAAAATCTATTATTTGTATAATTTTATCTTCATCAAGTAACCAACTATCCACCGAAAGTTTTATCCAATTATGAATATTATTTGATTTTAATAAATCATATCCTTTTAACGTTAGTAAATAATCCATATCAACGTGAGGAGATGAATGTGGATGATGATTTTCTCCTCTTCCACCATTTACTAAGTTTTTCATTCTAAAATCACATTGAAAATCATCTTTATTACCACTATAACAAACAACGTAATTACTTTTTATTTTTTCATACCCATCCAATATATTTTTTAAGTAAGGCCAATACTCTTCCTTATCATAAACGGTGATTATAAAATTAATTTGTTTCATTTTTTCTTTTTAATATGGTTAATCCATTATTATTTTCAAATTTTTCATGAACGTACCAATGATTATTGTCATTTAAAAATTCATTAATTGCCCTCATTAGACCATCACCTTCGCCACATTCCCCCATTTCACCAAATTTAGTTGTATCGTGCATTATTATGTATTTTCTAGATTTATTACCATGCTTTGTTAATTCAACAATTAATTGTTGATAAACATGCCAAGTATCAATAAAAAGTAAATCTGTTTCTTCTATTTCTATTTTAGTGGTGTCAGCAACTATAAAATCAAAATCAATATCGTTATCTAATGCCAATTTTTTTAAATCATTCCTATCAATATCAAAATTCTCAACTGGTAATATATCATAAGATATCATTCTTTTAGGTTTTCCCATCATAAAGGCATATGTTGATACAACGTATCTTACTCCCATTTCTATGATATGGTCACACTCTTCGGTATATTTTTTTATTGTTGGTAAATGTTCTTGTATGTCAGAATAAGTTTGACAATGGTGGTTATATATTTTTTCTAATGTTTTCATATTAATCATTTTCAGGTAATGGGTGATTCAACACGTAATCATCTGCGGTGTCCTCAGACATTGTTCTTATCGATGTTTGATATCTTCTAGACCCGTCGGTATGTCCCATATAAGGACCTGTACCAACAGCACCGTAAAGATAGGTTCCCCATTCATCTCTAATGTCGTTAAATTTACTAATTGATATTAAATTTCGATATTCTCTTATCATTGAGTCTTCTACATTGTATTGTCCTTGATGATTTATCCCAATACCCGTATTGTAAATATATTTTTCATACCATTCTTTATATTTCGAAACCCTTAACATAGACGGATTATTTGACCATCTAACAGTTGTTGTTAATTCAAAATCTTCTATTCTGTGTTCCTTTCCATATGGTGTTTCTTTACCGTCAACATCTCCAGCAATTTCAAACCCCTTTAATTGGTTATCATCTTTATTAAACCAAACCGCATGAACAAATGGGTATTTGTTAAACGTATCCAATAAACCTTTGAAGTTTATCGATTCAGTCTTTAAAAAAATCCAATCATGTTCTAAGAAAATAAAATATTTTGTTTTAATTTTTTCTAACATAATTCTTACACTATCAATAAGACCACCCTTTGAATATAATATTTCGTAATTTATTGGTTTATTTCTATTTTTAAAATAATCCTCTAATAATCTTACGTTTGAATATTCAACTGTATCGTGATTTGTATCATAAATAATTAAAAATTTACACCTTTCAATTTCTTTAGGTATGCTATGTAAAAGATATCTTAAATAAAAAAGAAAATTGTTAACGAAGTGTCCTGTTATTATAACGGTGTTTTCCCTTTCAAATTTAAAATCATTCACAAAGTTTTCCGATTTAATATCTTTATATAAATAATATTCATAGTTACCCTCAATCCACGCATCATAATTAACTTTTCCTGACGGCATCATAGTCGATTCAAAACCAATTCCGTGAGATATTAATTTTGGGGTTGTTGTATAGACATTAAAATTTAGATTACTTATATGACATAACCAATCGTCAATCGCTAAGTAGTCTTTAAAATAATTTGAATTTTCTGAAATATGTTTATACGCTTTCTTTTTAATAATATATCCCCAAGAACCCGTACTTTTAAAATTTTTAGATAATAGATTTGTTACAGGAATTAAGTATGTTTTTGGGTTACACCCAAATAAAACAACGTCCCATTCTATATTTTTTAATTCTTCCATTACGTTCGATAACGTTTGGATAAAATCATATTCTTGATTGTTGATTTTACATTTATCATATAATTGAAAATCATCTTCTAAAATTAATAATGTTTCTTCTTCAGATTCTTTAAAAATTTGTAAATGTGATTTTGTACATGATAAAAATCTAGCGGGGTCCGTTAATGCCGAAAACCTTTCCAAACCAACAATGTTAAATTTTTCTATTTGTGATTCAACATTTACCTTTCTATCTGTGGAACCATCTAAATTTATATAATATCCCCTATCTGCAATTTTTATGTTTGAAATTGTAATCATACTAATATCTATCTCCGTAATTATGGTGTGGTGTTAATGGTAAACTTTTCCATTTTAATTCAAAACCAGACATCGGGATAGAAAAAGACCAATTACCACATACAATCCCTTCATATCCAAATCCAAATTCCTTTTTATAACCAAAATTTGTTAACATATTCCAAGTGTTTGAATATCTAATTATATCATCAGAAGACTCTCCCATATAAATAATTACAGGACCATCTAAACTATCCAATTCACTATCTTCAAAACTAACATTAAAATGTTCTTTATATTTTTCATGTAAATGAAAAATTTCATTTAATGAGTTTTTTTCATATTTAAAAATTGCTTGGTTTGTAACAACCGTATTTTTTTCATATATTTTATTTATAAAATTAACAAAATCTTTTCCATCTTCTAATGTATTAAACACAACATCGGAATCTAAATTAATAACAATATTATATCCTAACTCTCCCGCTATTTTTAATCCAAACCTTTCTAAATTCCAAGGAAACCCAGAAGGGTAAATACCAAGTGGGTTATCGGGTAAAATCTCATATTTAAGTGACACATCATCTCTTATTTTGTTTATATCATAAACAAGAACTCCCTTCTCCCTGTATTCTTCAAAATCATCGGGTCTGTTTGTGGTTATAATAAAACCAACCCCCTTTTCATTAAGACCACAATCAAAATAGTTTTTTAATGATGTTGTTTTTAATCTTTTTGTGTAGTTTGGGTAATGGGTATCCAAAACAAAGCATATTCTATTCATCTATTGTTTTATGATTTTTAAAAACGGTGAATTCGGTTAAATCTCTATAACCATCGTTTTCACCTAAGTCATCATTATGTGTGGGTATATTTTGCATCAATGATAATCCATGAGATGCTTGCTGAGGAGTCATGTACATATTCCATCCTAACATATCAATATCATCTTGATGATATAATTTTTCACTCCTTCCCTCGTATCTTGCTTTTTTGAACCATTTTACCGACTCTTCACTATCTGTTAAAATCATTCCACCTTTTGATATTTTTAAATGTTTTTTTATATGAAAAGATAGACACATGAATGTATTTGAAATGTACATATTAGATGTAAATCTTTTTGCGGAATCATAAATTGGATACGGTTTTAATTGATAGATTCCTTTCCAATCATTGGTTTCGTTTGTTCTGTCGAATATTACGTTACCTCCAGCATGTATGATTGATTGTGGAACTGATAAATATGTTTTTGATGGTATAATTACATCACTAACATTCAAGTATTTACAAACTAAAAATATTGCATTTGTACAACTATCAACCGAAATTGCATATTTTGATCCAGTATAATCTGCAACCTCCTCCTCAAACATTTGGACAATTTTAAACGGATTATTTTTTGGTCTTCTTATTGACATTTTTTCATTATTATATAATCAGTCTCAAATCCACAAGATTTAAAAAGTTTTTTACTTAATGGATTATCGACTTTTATTTTTGCAACGGCATTTGGGTATACTTTCATAATCTCATTTACCATAAATTTTCCAATACCTTTATTTTTAAAAGTAGGGTTTGTTGCAATTCTAATATCATTATCTATAACCCCAATAAATCCAGCGGGATTATCGTCACATAAACAAATATTGAAAAATTCACCATACTTGTTCATATAACTAATTTGTTCACTTTCACTAATATCGGTTTGATTTATAAATCCAAATATGTTATCCGGATGTAGTCTCATCAAACGTATAAATTCATAATATTTCGGTTCGTTTTTTACGAGTTCTAATTTCATTATAAATCTCCTTTTATTCTTTCCATCCAACCTTTAGATTCACTATGTGGCCAAACAATCCAATATTTTGGTTTTGTTTCAACCGTAAATTCTCTCCAAATTTTACAGTACCCATCAGGATCATTTTTTAATCTGTTTATTTCATCCCTATCAGCATCTTTTCTAAAAAGAGTTTCGTCTTTTTCATCATGAAAAGCAACTACCCAAAAATCATAATCATTTTCAGGTACTCTATCAAATGTAACATCTATACAATGTTTAAAAATTGATAAGAATGAACTATTAAATTCATCACCATATAAAGGAGGGTTAGGTGCTAAATTATTATCAACTGTATATTTTTGTACCGCTCTCTTTTTAAATGAGATGCCAGCATATCTTTCATAATCCTCCAAAGTTCTTTCTTTACCAAAGTCATAAATTCCAAAATCAATATCTTTCACTTCACCATCCATTTCGAATAGTTTTCTATTTCTTTTATGACAATGTACATTTTTACTAACCCATTGTTTATCATCATCCCATTGTTTAGTTCTACCTTTACGAGTATATTCGTGCCAAACAACTGTTTTATGTGGATGAAACAAATCATAACCCCATGTATATGCTCTCACCGCAATAGAAATTTCTTCTCCATGGAAATAATATTCAGGGTCATGCGGTACTTCTGTAACAAAGGAACCTAAAGTAAAACAAAAATGTGCAGAATAAAATCTAGCGGGTACTGGTTCGGTTCTTTGTTGATAATCGTCTATTGTTGCTGGTAAGAAGAACACAGCACCTTCAGGAATAAATCTATCAAAGTTCATTTTCCACGGCGCTTGAATTCTACCTGCTGGATCATTATCAGGATCAAATGATGAAACATAACCAGTTAATAAAGGTTTCTTATGTCCCTTCTTTTGTAGTTGTTTAATCATTTTTATACAATCATCATCCCAATTTTCCGCAAATCTATGATGTGAATCTAATTGAATTGTATACTCCTCACCATTATACTGTTGTTGTAATTGATTTCTTGCCCAACAAGCACCTTTAGAATCTTCGTAGTTAATATCGATTATTTTAAATCTCTTGTCATTTAAAAATTCATCTAAGTTATCCCATGTATCTTCTTTTGACCTTTGCCATGCAATTGAAAAAACCAAATTTTCAGGCTTTTTTGCATTTTTTATACAGTCTTTTATTGTTGGTATTAATTGCGGATCTCGATATGATGCAATTTGAATAAAAATTTTGTTGTTACCCATTATATTTTAATTATACAATAATATATAAAAAAATGTGGATACTTTCAACCAAATAATTTTTTTTATCGGTATTTTTTGCATATATTTTAATAAAAATCAAAATTTTTATCATGTCAAAAATATACCAACCAATTGTTATTGAAAGAACAAAAGAGATAATTGAAACCTTAGTGGAAACTGACTTCTTTTTGGATTATGAAATTGAGGTTACCGATTTCGCTAAAAATCACATATCTAACAAATTAACCGAAAAATTCATAAATGGAGATACTGACCTTACTGAAGATGAAATATTTGATGAAGATGAGTTCGAAACTCTTTTACGTGAAATTGTTGCGGGTACAATCCTAAATGAACTTAAAACAAAAGGATTGGTAAATTCATACGAAGATGATAACACCGAAGAAATGTTTTTCCTAACTGAAAAGGGTAAAAAAGTCCTAAAAAGTGATGAAAAGTTAAAATAGTTCTATTTTTTCTTCTCGTCTAAAGATTGTGTGTAAATGGACTTCTTATATTGTCTAACCTTATCTTTAAGTTGAGTTAATAGTTTTTGGGCGTTATTTAAACTCACGGTTATTCCCGAAATTCTAGCGTTTGACGTGCTTTTCAGTCCTGATGGTATGGAATCTTCCAATTTCCTCAGTTCTTTTACCGTTTCACCTAAAGAATTTTGTAATTCCTCTATTTTAAACTGTACTCTACTAAAATCCTGTCTTGATACTTTTGACATTTGCTCAAATAAGACCTTATCAACAGCCTCTCTAATCAAATTTTCGGTTATAATGTTCTTTTCCATAAATTATTCTAAACCGAAGGTTTTTTCTTCTCTATCTGTTAATTCACCGTCTCTTTTCATACCTTCTTTAATGTAATTTCTAATTAATTTAGATACGGTTACCTCTTGGTTGTTTGCAACCTTCTCAATTTCCTTATAATATGCAGGAACAACCCTAAATGTTAGCATTTTTATCAATTGCTTATGTTTTGGTTGACTTGAACCTGGTTTATCTTTCGATGCTTGCATTTCTTTATATGCGTCTGATGCCATGATATGTGTTTTTTATATAAATATTTTGTATTACAAATAAAATTCATTATATTAATAAAAAACACAAAAATATGTCAGAAGATACCACTCCACAACTATCCCCCATCAAATTATGTGAGGAAAAGTACCCAGAAACTACTGCAGAATTCAAAAAAATCCTAAAGGAACAGTATGAAATCTTTTGCAGAAAGCAATTAAACTACGGACCCGATAATATCTCCGTAGGAACCCGTTTAGAGACCCCTGAAGAGATTAAATTGTCTCAGACAGGTCTTTGGTTCAGAATGAACGATAAGATTCAGAGATTGAAGCAATTGGTGTTATTAGGTAAACCAGATACGGTAGGTGAAGCCATCGAAGACACATATCAAGATTTATCTGTATATAACATAATCGCTCAAATTGTAATCAGAGGAAAATGGGCAAAATAGATTTTTAGATTATTTCAAATAAGGGGGTAAAACTAAAATTTTATCCCTTTTTTTATTTATTATAACAATCCACCCACTATTTATTTAAAACGAAATAATAATGAAAGTAAACGTAAATCATCCATCTTTTATACAATTTTTGGAAACTGTAAGTATTAACATTTTATCTAATGTTACCATTGAGAATTACTTCTCGTTACCACAAGAGAAAAAAATGTCAGTACTTTATATGGTTTTTAAGTTAATGAAGAGTTCGGTTAAATCCAGAGCCCAACTAACCGACATGGAGTTAAAAAGTTTTCTTACCGTTTTATTAAAAAAACATGAGGAAAATGAAAATTACGAATTTGCTGCGGTTTTGAAAGACATCTCAAACAACTTCGATGCAATTAACGATTTCGTTAAACCACCTAAAAAGACTACAAGGACTATAAAAACAGATAAAACTAACAATGGGTAGAACTATTGACATAGAAACCAAAAAACGTTATGCCACTGCCGCCTTAAAGTGGTGTGAATGGTATTTTGGTCTGTGTGATAGAAAAAAACGTAAATTATTATTTAGATTTAGTGAAAGAAAACGTAAAATGGATAATTTTGAAATTTTTGGTAACTATTGTTTTTATCGAAATGAAATTATAATCTATCTACCTAATAATAACACAATATACGATTTAGTTGCGACCGTAATTCATGAGTACACGCATTATTTGCAAGTTCGTAGAAAATATAGGGAATATGAATTATCAAGATATTATTCCCACAATCCGATGGAAAGACAAGCTAAACGTAATGAGGACAAATACACCAAAATATGTTTAAAAGAAATTAAGAAACTATTTTAGCCTCCTCAATTTCTCTTAAAAATAAAAGAGTATCGTCTTGTTGATTTCTATTTCTAACTACCATATCACAATACCAAAATTCCTTTAAATCATTAATGGAACCTTCCTTTACTTGGGAATGTTTAATTCTTCTATAAACCCAATAAAGTTTATCTTGATAGTTTACTAATTCTTTGTTTAACATAATTTACTTGTGATCACTCGGTGGACACACCATCTCAAGTTCATCCCATTTAAATTTGGGCTTTTCATTTAAAAAAACAAAGCATTTCCACTTTTTTTGTTTTTCAAAATATATGTGTTTTTGCATGTGTGATGGAATTGCTGCATTTGTTGGTACTCTTTTGGGTGTATTTTCAAAAAATACTTTAATGATTACAGTTAATGGTTCAACATCGTCCCATTTTCTTTCTTGTTCTTCCAACAATCTCCACTCACCTCTATTTTGATACTGGTCTTGCATCATACAGTTCAAATATGAAAATGTTTGCTTAAGGTTTTCCATATTATCAGAAAAAGAAGCTGCAGGAGCTAAATGACCCTTATCATATATGTTCGCCTTATAATCCTCAGCGTCTGAAGTTTTAATGTTTTTTTCGGTATAAAAGTCCATAGACCCTCTATTAACATTTGTTGGTCTATTAATTGAACGATATTTTAACCAAAGAGGTGATTCTAATTTTTGGGAGTAAAGTACCTCAAATACTTGATTTTTAACTCTTATGGTATCTTGTGCGAATAATGATACACTGAATAAAATAAAGACGATTAATAATAAACCTTTTTTCATAAATTGTTTTCTATTAAATAGTTGTAAATCTCCAAAGGAGTGTCATTATGAACAGAAAATTCACTATAAGGTATATTATTAATGTCCAATGTGAGTTTAATATCTTTATCAATTTCTTCAGCCTCTCGTAAATCTTGTATCCTACCGTTAGGGTCATATGTTTCATTATTTCTCTTTAAGATTATGTTTATATTTTCATATTGTTTAAACAACTTCCATATAAAGTCACCTAAACCTGTCATCCCATAAAATGATGCTGGATAACCATCACCATATCTTTGTTCATAAAAACAACCAAGAATAATCGGTGAATCAACAATTATATAATCAACCTTACCATAAAGACGACTAATGTTTCTATGTTGATTCGCAGTTATAAAGAACTGATCCCTTAATTGGGATATATTACCTTCCCAAGCCACCTCTTTTGGGAACTCATATGTATATTCAACACTCATGTGGCGTTTTTTCATCTCGGTAAATAAACCAGATGCTTGTGTGGATTTACCGATACCCGGACCACCAAAAAAATTAATTATCTTGCTCATATCTCACATAATATACATAAAAAAGGGGAGAATGTAAAAACATCTCCCCGTTCTTTTTCATAATTTTAATTATCTACCGAAGATATATCGGATACCTAATTGAGCACTCCATACATCAAATACTGATGAATTGTATTGATAAGAATCTCTAGCTAAAATAGTAGAGCCATCTGTCAATCTTTGAGTTGCTAATCTATATGTCGGAACATTTGTAACAGCATCTCTGCTTACAAAGTTTAACAATTGAGGTGCAGTTGCTCTTTGAGAAACTCCCCAATTATTATTCAACATATTTGTAAAGTTAAGAATATCCATTCTAATTTGGAATGAGTTTCTTTTACCTCCGATTTTAACAAACACATCTTGTGCAACTGAGAAATCAAGTCTATGTAGATATGGTAATAATCCACCATTTCTTTCTGCGTATTGACCTCTACGAGTTGACAAGTATTCATCTTGTTCAATAAATGCGTCGAACGCTGATTGTTGTTCCGCTTCAGTAAATGTTTTACCTCCAGCAGTTAAACTTGCAAATTTGATATCTGAACCTTTGTTAGGTACGAAGATTAAATCGTTGTTGTTTACTCTATCACCGTTTAAGTCACCCGCTGCGATGTATGAGAATGGATTAGATTGTTGTCCCACATAACCTAAAGTAAATGTAGTTGCTCCACCTAAACCTTTACCGTATTCAATTCTATATCCTAATAAACCAACAAATCTATTTTTAACAAACGCATCTGCAAATGATAAACCTAAATCGTTATTACCATTAACTGATAATGCTGATTGCCAAGAACCACTTGCAATTGAACCTGCACTCATAAAATCTTTTGAGTTTGCCGTTGTCCAAGCAACTGAACCCCAAAATCCTTTTTGAACTGGTTTTTCTAATTTCAATGTTAATGATTCGTGATATGCACCGTCTTTAGTTGTAAGGACTGCAGCTCTCGAAACACTATTGTTTACTCTAACGGTTGCATCGGTACCACCAAAACGAGGTCTGTTATCTACACCACCCAATGTTCCCACTGGATTTTGTAAATTAGCCTCATAATAATGAACAGCATTGATTGTTTTATTATACAAATATTCAACACTACCAACTAATCCTAAGAATGGTAATTTTTGGTCAACAGCCAAATTAGTTTTCCAAACTTGTGGGAATTTGTAGTTAGGGTCTGTTAATGCTAAGTCAAATGTTGAAGGTAATGTTGGAGTTGAAGGAATGAAATATTTGTTAGGGTCAGCAGTGAATCCGTATTGAGCCGCAGCCGCTCCACTAACATCAATAAATCCTGTTAATACACCATTGTTACCAATTTGGTTAGATAAGAATACATATGGGGGACGACCTGTGAATACACCTGTTCCACCACGTACTTGTGTTTTCTTTTCACCCTTAACATCCCAATTGAAACCTAAACGAGGTTCAAATAGGACTTGTGTTTTTGGCATTGTACCCGTATTAAACTTCTCACCATTTGCAAATGTCATTGCGGTGATTGTTGGGTTTTCCAAAGCGGTATTGTCAAATCCAATAATATTTGCTCTAACACCAAATGTTAAAACTAAATCTTTAGTTGCGTTATATTCGTCTTGTAAATACAAGTCCAATCTATTGGATTTAAGAGTTTGCATTGGTTCGATTGCTCCCGGTAATGCCGAGTAACGGAATTGGAAACGAGCAGGTACAAACGCAGATGGTTTACCTCCATTTGCTAAACTTTCATTTGTCGCTTTGTAGAAATCTGCCAAACTATTAAAGATGTAAACACCATTAGAAGCTGGAAAGAATAAGTTATTTGATTGATACATTTGAAAGTTGAAACCACCCACTAAAGTATGTTTATCCATATACTTTGTTAAGTTGTTTGTAATGTTAAATGTATTATAATCTAATTTGTTACCAGGAGTGAAAGGATCGAAACCAACAGATGTTAATGTTGTTGAACCTTCTTTAATATCAATCGTTGGGAACATTTGAGACATGTAACCTCTATTCTCAATTTGTTTATCATATGAAACAATTAAGTTATTATGTAAAGTGTTTGAGAATTTTGAGTTTAATTCCATTACTAATGAACGTGTGTTATCCTGAATAGTATATCCACTATTTTGGAAAGACATTGCGTTGATGTTTTGGGTTCTATTACCAAAACCCGCAGATTGTGAATTTGAAATTCCAATTTGGGCTTCTGAATTATGGAACACATAACGAGTTGTTAATTTATTTTTATCATTAATATTCCAATCTAAACGTACCAAGAATTTATTGGAAGTGTTAGTGTTAGAATATCCCTCAAACGGACCTGTTTCATAATTAAACTTGTCTTTCATAAATTTAGAAAGGTCGGTCAATTGTTGGAAAGTTGGTCTACTAACTTGTGAACCCGTCAATGGAGAACCTGTTGAAATCCAAGTTGTACCTGGTTCGGTTCTATCAATTGATTCATAGTTACCAAAGATGAACAATTTGTTCTTAATGATTGGTGCTCCTAATCGGAACCCTTGTACCTTCTCATCAAATTTAGATGCGGTTACAGTTGTACCTCTTGCATTGTCACCAACATAACGAGAACTATTATCTCTTTGTGTTTGGTATACCGAACCTTCAATTTCATTCGAACCACTTCTTGTTACGGCATTAATACCTGCACCAACGAATCCACTTTGACGAATGTCAAATGGTGCAACGTTCACTTGCAATTGCTCAATCGCGTCTAACGATATGGCGGAAGCCCCTGTTCTACCACCTGCTTGTGCTGATGAACCTAAACCAAAATTGTTGTTGAATTGAGAACCATCTATTGTAAAATTGTTCAATCGAGAATCCTGAGCCCCAAATGAAGAACCATCACCGAATGGATTGTACTTAGTAATACCATTGATTGTTCTTGCACCTGTAATTGGAATTGACTGTAATTCTCGTCTACTGAATTGTTGTGATGCTCCAGTTCTTTCTTTTGAGAAAGTACTATTTCTACCTCCACCTGTTACCACAACTTCTTTTAATGATGTGCTAGTCTCAACTAACACAACATCTACGTTTGTTGTAACACCAAGAGAAGTATTAACATCTGATTGTTCGTTTTGATTAAAACCAACAAATGATACTATTACTTTGTACGGTCCACCTACTCTCACTGCAGGAACCACATATTTACCAGATAAATTTGTACTTGCTCCGTACTTTGTTCCTGTTGGTACGTGTACTACTTGAACGGTGGCACCTGGTAATGTCTCACCCTTTTCGGTTTTTACGATACCGGAAATCGTCGAGGTTGTTACTTGAGCAAACCCAGAAACCCCTACTACTAATAAAAGTAGTAAACTTAGAATTGTTTTTTTCATTCGTTTTTTGTTTAAGAATTTATTGTTTTGTAAAATATACGGAAAAATAACCATATAAGAAAGTTTGGAATCGATTATATTATTTTTTTCCATACACAAATAAATAAGAACTTGTCACCCAAAATGGTTAAATTTCACATGACTATTTGTCATTAAAAAATTAATTTGGGATAATAGATAAGTTATATTAAAAAAGTTTAAATTTTTATTTTGTATTACACTATTTATAACAATATGGAAAACATTTATTCAGTTTTAATAACTGCGGTGACAGTTTTAGGTGGTACAGGAGCTTGGAGATATTACGAAAGGCGAGCGTTACACAAAGAAAGAGATGAAGATTTCATTCGCCACGATTGTAAAGATAGAATTTCTAAATTAGAGGGATTATTAGAATCCGCATCGAAGGAGAAAGACGAATTACGTACAATGGTTTTAACGTTGACTAGAGAAGTTGCGGCATTAAGTGTTAAAGTTGAGTATCTAACCAAAGAAAACGAAACATTACATAAAACAACAAGAACCCCAAGAACAAAATAATATGAAAAAATATATATTCACAGAAGGTCAATTAAAAAAAATTATAGATTCACAATTAAGTGAACAAATGAGTCCAGATGCTAGTTTTAACGCAGTGTACGGTAATCCCCCAATTTCACAACAAATGAAAAAATACCCAAATGGTAGATTTGCATTTTCATCTGGGATGATTAAAATGTTAGACCAAGACAAAACTAACAAGTTATATGTTGTTAAAGCAGGTGATACAATAAGTGGATTAGTTCAAAAATTAGGGGCTAACTCAGATTACAATATATTACACGATAATGATTTATTAAAAGGTAACCCTAAAGGATTACAACCGGGTATGATTATCGCTTATAGTCTAAGACCCTCTGGAAACTAATTCATCGAAAATTTTAACAATTTCGTCTAACCCATCATAATTAAAACATTCAGAATAACCTGAAAAAGATTCTAAAATTGGTCTGTATTTTTTTACAGACCTTTTTTTATTTAGTTTTTCTTTAATCTCACTTTCCAAATGTTCAGCGTTAGGTGTATCAACCCTTCTTAGTATCGACTCAACTACATAACCTTCATAACCGTACGCTTTACTAAACCTCCTCATAATAAAACGTTTAGAGGTTATCCCAACCTTAACAAATGTTTTACCTGTGGATTCCTCTTTTATTAGTACGAGATATAATGATTTTGGTAATTTTGCTAGTTTTTTCTTTTTGTCTTGTCCTCTTTTTACTAATTTAAGACCAACATATTCTTTAGCCTTCTCAAGTGAAGTAAACTCCTTGGTGTCTCTATAGGGGTTTACGATGTATTTTTTGAACCTTTCGATGTATATGGTCTTACCACTATCAACTTTATATTTCACCCCTCTGGTGGTCTTTATTTGATAAATTGAATAGTAACCTATTTTAAGTATTGGTTCCCCCATATAACGTAATTTTAGTTATACACAAATATTTTTTTAGAATATTTGGTAATCTTTTTTAATATACATACTTTTGCATCATAAATAAACCAATAAAAAGATGAACGAAAAGAAATGTTCAGGTTGTAAAACAACCAAAACAATTGACAATTTTTACAAAAACAAATTAGTTTTGGACGGTCATAGCAATTACTGTATTGAGTGTACCCGTGAAAATTCTAAGAAGTATTTCCAAAGAAAAAAGGAAAGAACGTTAAAATCAGAGAACGACAATCTCATGAAAATGGTTCTTTTAAATAACTACAATTCTGAGTTTGATAAATCTAATGCGGATAATTTCATGAAAATCTTAATGATTGAAAAGATGTGTAAGTCTATTTTAGATGAATTGGATAACTTAAAACAAACATATATTAAATCGGAATCACAATTAACCCAATAAAAGTCTTGATTTTAACACTAAAAAAAGATATTTATAGGATATTTATATACTATGAAGATTAATGATTTAATATTTGATATGGTTTTTGAGGAGATAAAAGCAAATCAAAAAACCTTTTTCAACGAACTAATGACTAAATGGAGAACTGAGGTTCCCGAGTTAACAGACGAGCAAGGAGAAAAAGTCTTTAATAGACACACCAACATTAAAAATCAAATTTCTATTGAGAATTCAGGTGTCTTAAGATTTTTAAAAAGACACGACGGTAGGTTTCCTGATAAGAAGAAATACGAATTAAATGACTTAAAACAAATACAAGTTTTTACATTTAAAGACCTCGTTTCTTTTTTAGTTGAATTTGGTAAATTTGAATTGGGTGGTGAAGAAAAGGAAAATGATGCTGAGGATGAAAAGGCTAAACTTGATGCAATATTTGCATCTGATGGTAACCAACCAAACGTAGCAAAAATTGAGGCATCAAAACCAATGTGGTTTAGTGATGAGAATTGTATTATAAATAAAGGTGGTGTAAGGGTATATAAAGTATTAAGTGAGACTCATGCAAAAAGAATGGGTTATTACTATCAATCTTTACATAGAGACCAGTATATTAAATTTAGAAGAAACGGTAGAATAAACTCACCTTGGTGTGTTACATGGAGGGGAGATGTTAGAATTACTGACGATGAAGGAAATTATCTTTACGGTAACGGTACCAATCAGTATGGATATTATAGAAGAAGTGATAAGAAAACATTCTATTTCCTTATTGATGATAACAGAAATTATTTAAGTGATGATGTCAATGAAGCAAGATTTCATATGGCAGCAATCCAAATAAACAACTATGGTTCTTATACTGTAAGTTCAATGTTTAATGACGGAGACGAAACCAAAAGTTGGGATTTTATTGTTAGTACTTGGCCTCAATTGGATGGAGAAAGGGAAAAATTTGAATGGAGAGCATTATCTCAAGATGAATTAGAATCCGCAAAAGTTACGGATATGATTAATGAAACTCCTGGTGATCCAAATGAATTCTCAGCACAGACGCCACAAAGAATGACAGAGTACATTAGTATCGGAGGTAAAATTAAAGAAGTTGATTCTTGGAATGCAATGACTCCTGAATTAAAAACAACTTACATTACGATGATGCAATTACACGATGCAACATCAAGAATTTCAAATAGTAAGTTATTAACTGCAATATTAAAAACAAGTCCTCCCGATTTTCCATATCGTGAAAAACTAGATAGAAAATTAAAACAAATCGGAAAACCTGGTATTGAATACCTCGTTAATGATTTTATGCAAAAAGATTATATTCTTGTTAGAAAAGGACAAAAAGACGACAATTATAGAATTTATCAAAGCAAGTCTTCTCATTTATTTGGTATCTATCATATCAGTTCATTTGAATGGGTAATGGATGGTACAACTAAAATAGAATATAATGACAGATTCTCTGAAGAAAAAATGATGAGAACTGAAGATGAGCAAGGTAAAAGATATGCCGTTAAATCTTATTCTGCAGATAATGGAGATGCTTTCTACGTAATAATCGATAACCCAACATTATCTGACGGTGGTGAAGCGTTAGGTTATTTAATTAGTAAACAAATGTGGGAAGAAGATTTGTCTCATAGATTAACTGTAATCGAAGGAAAAAGAGTACCGACTATGGTTGGTTATGAGGGTGGAAAATATGGTGATATTCAACACGGTTTACCCCCTAAGAAGAAAAAAGAAAAAGTACAACAACCTAATCCTGAGGTACCACAAGAACCTCAACAGGATGGTGAAGAAGAGTTATAAAAAAAAGGGACTTAATGTCCCTTTTTTATTTATGATAATAACGAATAATATTCTTTAAAGTGTTTTATCCTATCTGCTAATCCGATAGTTCCACCATTTACTCTTTTTGTGATTGAAGTAACAACAGCATCGGTTGCTCCACCATCTGCCATTTTATGTAGACCGTTCTTTGAGAAGAACCAAGCTGCTGATAATAACGCATAATCCGAAGCGACTTTATCAGGATTTGATAAAATGTCTTCATTGATTGATTTACCAAATGCGGTGTAGTTTTCTTTACCAGTTAATTGGATATAACCACGTCCACAGAATTTTGCACCTTCACCTGATGATTCAGGACCATTACCCATTCTATTTCCATAAACTTTATTTGCAATCTTAGCAGGTTGTCTTTCGTATGGTTTCGCAGCTGCCTCAGTAGGGAAGTACTTTTTAAAAGTACCAACTAATCCTTTAGCTGAATAATTTAAATTTTCTTTTGTTGCTCTAAATCCTCCTGATTCGTGACCACATTGAGCCAAGAAATGTGCAAGTCTTAATGGTGTGTTAATTTGAAATTTAGCCGCAGTATCGGGTATCATTTTAATAACCGAATCGGGAATATGTCCCTTTAATTTTTCTAATTTTAATCCCCCTACACTAGCAACAGGTGCTGGTTCAGTAATTACCGTAGGTGCAGATACTGTACCCTCAGCAAATAATTTACCCCAAGTACCATCACCAACAATACCGTCGGCAGTTAACCCATTAGCAGATTGCCAAGATTTAACTGCGGCCTCAGTCTTTGGCCCAAACTTACCTATTGGGTCTACACCCAATTTAATTTGGAGTTTTTTTACGTCTTCTCCTTCAGATCCTAATTTTAGTAACATAATTTGTATTTGATTAAATGTTTATTTATCAATAAATATCCAAACAATAGATATAAAGAAATTTAGTAGATTCGGAAATATTCTATATTTTTGTGAAAATTCGGTTTATGAAGAAAATTTTAATCCTATTATCCCTACCAATATTTGGGTTCTCAACTCCTGTATATAATGAAAAATCTATTATATTACATTTTGAAGAGATTATTAATGAATATCGAACAACTAATGGTCTTCATAGGATTTTATTAGATGAGTCAATAAAAGATTTTTCCGATGAACGTTGTAACGATATAATTTTAGATTATAGTCACAAGGGATTTTTTGAAAAGGTGTTTAATAGAGGATTAAAGTATACTGAGGCTTATGAAAATATTGTTGTATTTAAAACCCCAACTCAAACAGACAAACCTAACTATCAACATTTTAAAAAAATAATAAATGAAAAAGGAGACACAATTGAAATAGAACTTAAAGAATTAAATTATGTAAAAAATGAAATGGCAACAGGGGTTGTGTCAAATTATAACATTGCCAAGTATTGCTTTTTAAAATGGAAATATTCAAAAAGTCATAACGAATTACTTCTTAATCCTAATATAAAAAGGTTTTACTTATCACATCGTTATAGTGAAAGTAAAACCTTGTATTTTTGTTTTGTTGCTTTAAATTAGAGTTTAGGACACGGCATACTTGTTCCTCTTCCAAATAAACCCCTTAACGATATTCTCGGTAATGTAATTCTAAGATTAATGTTAGGTCTTAACTTAAGTATATTTCTACCGGTGGCGGTAAATCTAATTATAAAATCGGTAACTTCTACGGGTGCAAATTGTGGTGGAATTGAATCGATTGTAACCTTTCCTGTTTTTGGGGGATTAGTACCTCTAACTGCAAATGCAAATGACATGTCAACTCTTTGATTTTTAACCAATTCTTGTTTATCCTGACCAACATACGCATCCCCACTTGTACCTGTCCCATCAAGCTCAATCATTTTATTTCCGCTCTTAACAGTTATCATTTTACCTGCATTCGTACCATTACTATTAATTACGATACCCTGTTGATTGAATTGTGCCTTTCTTTTGGTTAACCCATCCACCAAATAATCGTATACTACTTTTGCTCTGGCATCTGATAATTCTTTAAATGTTGGAACTTTTCCTGGAAACGTTTGTTTACTTTGTCCGTTCGGTATTGTTGAACTAGATGAGGTAATTTGTAATTTGTTTATGTAAACGTCTACAGCTTGTCTACCATCTTTTTCTAATTGAGCGGTCATATTACTAATAGCTTGATCAATACCACCAAAAATAGTTTCATTAATGTATTGAATAAATTGAGGGGTCATTATTGCCTCATTAAATTGAAATTGCATCGGTTGTTCAACCGACGGAGGAGTAACCATTTCATATCCCTGCTCGACGTTTGGAATTTCAATCTCCTTACCCTCTTGACCCGGACTAACCATCTCTTGCTTTATTGTTGTTTGATTATCAACAACAATTTTTTTATTTTTAGTTTGAGTTCCAAACTGACCATTAATAAAAAGAAATACACAATAATAATAAAAGTTTGGATTTTTAGTTAACATACTATCAAAAACCTGTGCAGATGTTCCATCCATCATAGATTTCATATTTGCAACATTTTCAGCAAATTCCCTATCCATTTCTTCATCAGGCACAATACTTTTGGTGTTTTGATTCCATCTTAAACCAGCCCTTTTTACCATATAACCCAAATCCTTGGTTGCAAAAAATTTGGAGTGTTTAGGGTCTTTTGTTGATACAATAGTATTGACATTATCTTGTCTTTCAAAGCCAACTTGTTCATTTATAATGTCATTCAAAACCATTTTCATTTGGCTTTCTGTAAAAATAATTCGTTTCATTAATCTGGTTTTTAAATAAATATCTAATCGCTATTAATTATGTTTCCCACACCAAGGACAAATGGGTAACGATTTTTTCTTTTTATATGTGGTTTGGGTGTATAATTTCCTACACGCTTTACACTTCAAGAATTTTGCATCCTTGTTTAAGTCGTCAATACTTTTTATTTGTTTGTCGGTTAAAGAACTATAAACATCTTTTCTTTCCCCTTCATCATCTTCTTTTAGTCTATCCACTTCTTTATACCTCAACGGATTAGACATTCTTTCAGGTTCACTAAATAATCTTTTTTTTCTTGTAAATGCAAAACTTCTACTCCTCTCATCAATATCTTCTTCTTTGTTAACATGACCACATTTGTGACAAGTATAGGGGTCTTTACCACCATCCGATTTTTTCCACTCCCACCCGCAACCATCACAATGTATGACTCCGTTTTTTTCAGATTCAATAATATACTTTAATTGTGATTCTGTTAATACTATTTTCATATTATAATTTTACAATTGCCCAGTTATAAAGAGACTCACTTATTTTTTCATCGTCCGTTTCACCACTTTCTTTTATTTTATCTCTAAGCATATTAAGATAGTTTACAAACATCATATCACTATAATTGTCATATCCCCCCATTTCAGGAACATATTCTTTGGTTAGTAAACCTAATTTAACAAATTCCCTACACTTTCTCAACCCAAATTGATCCGCAACATTTTCCGTATATTTTAAAAATCTAACCGCCTCATCCATATCAACTTCCCCAACATAAAATCTATGCATCATACCTGAACCATATTTCTTGTATTGGTATTGGTGAGCGACTTCGTGGAAAATAACAAATAAGGTATTTTCTAATGTGTATTTTAATACCTTCTTATTTATAACAACTTTGTTGTGTAATGATATACCTGCAGCCGGTAACTTAAAGGTACCAAATTCAATATTTTGACAATTTGATTCTTCTATGAATTTCTTAACTAAATCAATATGAGACTCCAATCTTGGGTAAGCGGTTAATAACTCATCAATAAATGAATCAATACCATTCGTTTCTTCAAGAATAATAGATTTGTATTGATTTTCAGTTAATACTATTTTCATATAGTATAAATACTATACGTGATAGGATTTATCTGGATTCTCCTTAAAGAACACTGAAAAGTCGCCAATAACCTTTTCCTTGAAGTTATGAATCTCCCAAAAGTGTTTTGTACATAAATTGGTTGTGAACGAGTATAGACCTAAATTACTATCAAGAACTTTATATGTTTCTTTATATTCTGCGTCTCTACAACAACCAATAAAATTACATTTTTGTTTCTCCATGGGCATAAAAAAACCCTCATTGTGAGGGTTTTTAATATTATAAAAATCTATTAAATTCCGATTTTATTTTGATTACCGATTCGTTCATTTCAATTTCAGATGGTGGATTCGGTAACATATTTTCATCATCACTACCCATTGTATAATCTACCGGTTCATTATTACCACATAATTTAGATTTTAATACATCACAAGCATTTAATAAAGATTCTTCATTATCGAAGTCCGAACCTGCAACCAAATCCTTATATTGACTAACAAAACTATTAATCATTCTTTCTGTTTCACTAGCCACATCCTTTTCTTCACCACCCCACCCAAATTGTTCGTTAACTTGTTTAGACGCAATTATTTTCTTTAATTGCTCTTCTGTAATTTTGATTTTTTTTCCCATTTTGATATTGTATCCTTATAAATATACAGATTTGTTAAATAATTTAAATAAAAAAGGGACAAGAGTAGCGAATTCTTGTCCCAACGGGATTAGTAACTAGTCCCGGCCCTAAGTCCGGTCTTCAAACCGGAGGTATCTTACTTAATGACAGGTCCACCTGCATTATACCAATTTATAAAATTGTCCCATCCCATTTGATTTGCATAACCCGCAAGTTGTTCAAGAGAGATTGATTTTATATTTGGATTGTTAAATTTAACTGATAATTTTTTGGTGTATGATATACTCGGTACGTTCTTAACCCAATCATAAACCTTATATAAGACTGCAAATTTTTGTTCGGGAGAATATGAACCTCCATCTAATAAACCTTGGTTAAACTGTTTGTATTCACCAAAGATTTGATTTCTGGTTGCTTTATCTAAAGGTTCATTATCTCTACTGTATCTCATATCAAAAGTCTTCTTAAGTTCTGCGGAATTTGCTTTGGATTCGGCTCTATTACTTGCCGCAAGCTCTCTATCCTGTTGTCTCATTTCTCTATTACTTGACCCGTCATTACCTTTTGTAATCCCACACTTTTGTGGTCCAGATGCCGCCTTTTCAGGGTTTGACCATCCTTGTTCTTTTAAAATGTCTAATAATTTCATTATTTATGTTTTATTATAAGTTCACCAAGTACCTCTAAACGACCAACCTCTGTTTGAAATTCGGTTTGGTTCATTTCTAAAGATATACTTTTTAATGTTTTAATAAACTCTTTCTTCGATTCTTCCATATCAAATTTACCTTCAGATGCTTTCTTATAATAAGGAAGTTTCACCTTAAAATGGTGATATGTCAACATTGATGGTCCTCCCTTCTCTTTTGCATTATTTGCAATCTTAGATGCCCCACCCATTCTTTTTTCTGCGAACTCATCGAATGACTTCGATTCCGTTAGTATGTCTGTTAATTTCATGTTTTATGTGTATTTTTTAATAAACTTAGTTGTTGGTTGAAAATTATCATTGTCCCACCCCTTACCCCTCGGGTAATTTGTACTTAAATAAAGTTGTTCTTTACTTTTAAGTCCATTAATAACCTCATCAACAATATTATCATTATCTAAATAAGAAATACGAATTAATTTTATCCCTTTCAATTTTGTAAAACTATTTTTTTCTCTATCATTTAACACACTTGACATAAAATCATCATTTGTGTTTGAATGATATTTTTTAAAATGGTACACACCATCAAATTCAATTAAGACATTCATCTCAGATAAATAAAAGTCAAATTCTAATAATGTACATTTTTTCGTTCTATTTTTAAAAGAGGTACAATATTTATTTTGGTATTCTTGAATATATTTTATTCCTTGTTTGTCCAAAAGTTCCTTTATTACACTCTCCCCTTTAGAACTAGCACATATGGGACAACCACTACCTCTAGTGTGATTTCTCGGTAATTGTAAAAACGGGCCGTGTTCATCACCGTCTTTATTTTTTTCGTGACAAATTACTAAAACTGGCGTAAGTGCATTTACATATTTAGTTTCACTATAATCGTATTTGTCTCCGTGAACTTTTTTCGCCCTATCAATAAACTCATCGGTTGTCAATGAATATTGTTGTCTCATTTTTTCCACACCACATTTTGGACAACCACTACCTCCGTAATGACTTTTTGGTGTTTGACTAAAAGAACCGTGCTCAACATCATTTTCGTCTTTTTTATGACAAATAATGGTTACCGGTTCATAAACATTAACGTAGTTTACTTTACTATAATCGTATTTGTTTCCGTGAACTTTTTTGGCCCTTTCAATAAATTCATCGGTTGTTGATGAGTATAGTTCTCTCAAACGTTCGGCGTTGCATTTTGGGCATATTGAACCTCCAACAGACTTCATATGTTTTGTTGGTAATGTTCTCCATGGCCCGTGTTCATTACCGTCTTTATCTTTTTTATTACAAATAATTTCGACAGGTGTCTCAGTATTAATATAATTTACTTTAGTGTAATTATATTTGTCACCATGAACTTTTTTGGCCCTTTCAATAAATTCATCTCGAGTCATTTTAGTTATTTCACTAATATCAACAACCGCCTCAAATAAAGAATCGAGTAATTTCATAATATTAAATATCCAAGCATTTTAGATTACCATCCTTATCATACCCATAGTTACCGACGTGAACATCTGCAGTTGGTTTCAATTCGTATACAGAATGAACAAGATTATATAACTCAACAAAGATTTTGTAAATGAATTCATTACCCGTTTCTTTTAGTTTTTCACCGAGAGATAAAAATTCTTCCTCCATTTCCTCATCCATCCCCAAACTTGTAAGATATGTTTGTAATGATTTACCTGACATTGTTGAGATAACATTAGCCAATGAATTCCAATGTTGTTTTGCTTTCTCGGTATTCAACCTCTCAACCGCAACGTACTTTACTTTAACAGTGTCACCGGGGTTATATGTAATTGGTTTAAACTCACCAGTTCTCCAAGAGAAGTTGGTTACTTGTTTTTTCAATTTGATGTCAACGTGACCGGCACCATATACCTTTGGAAAAATATCGGGACGGCTTTTAAATAAATCCACCCAACCATTAACATCTTCATCAAACCCAATCTTATAAACTATATTTGGATTTTTATTTGATGGGTACACATTATGAAATGCTCCTTTACCAACGAGTTCTTTTTCTTTCGTTGCAATCTCATCAACATCATGTTGAATCATTTCAATAATAATGTTTTCAAATTTCATTACCCTTTAGCCAATTTCAAATACTTCTTAAGAATTTCTTGATTCTTTTTATAGATTTCCATTTTCTTTCTTCCTGAACGTACACTTCTCATTGCACGTGTTTTTTTTGGAGCTGTTCCCATATTATAGTTGTTTTAATATATTTTTAAACGATAGTTTGGATCCGTTTATTTTTTCTATTTTATTAAGTCCGTCTTTAAACATTTGTTTAATATCGTCTAACATAAATCTTCTATTTGCTTGTTGAGCAAAGGTACTTTTATATTTTTTTATAAATTCAGAATACGAACCACAAGACATTGCAACATTGATAATGTCTTGATCAGAATATTTTTTCCTGTCTCTATATTCCATTCCTTTAAAGGCTAAGTCCATTAATTTTTTAGCCCTAATTGATTTATAATTGGTATGGTCGTATAAATTATAGTCACCCACATATGGAACCTCTCCTTTAACTAATTTTTCTTTAACCCATTTTTGTGCTTTTTCTATATAATATTCATTTGGAATAAATGTTTTACCCCCTCCACCAGTTCTAGCAATGTTTAAAATTCTATATCCTTTACTCTTATATTTTTCTTCGTAGTAAGATTCTAATTTTTTTGCCAAATCAAAATTAACCATATTAGTTAATTTTTTATACTTATATCTAAAATTTGGATTTTCTTTAATGAACTTACCAACGGCAGACTCCGCCTCATTTTCTTTAGGTAATAAATGTTGTTGTTTTCTTCTTTCCTCGTCATTTGTTAACCCAACATAAATTCCAACAATATCATTTTTATCATCAAAGAATGTATATGAGTAAATAAATTTTTCCCCGTAATAACCACCAAATTTCATATGAGAACATATATCGTCAATAAACCCAAATGTATTTTTAGTATTTGGTCGATATACTGTAAAATTTTTATCTTTATTAAAATACTTACAAGGTACCTCTTCACCCGTTGTTTTATCATAACAAGGACCAAATGATATCGCCGCTTGATATGCGGGTTGGTTCCCCTTTTCAAATTTCTTTTTTGTTTCGTATTTCGACGCAATATCTCTTAATAATTCTTTAGTATATTTCTTCTGTTCAAATCTTTTTTTACTAATTGATTCCAAACCACAAATTCTACATCCACTTGTCCTTTTTTCAACCGCAATGGTTTTTGTAAAATCTTCCTTGGTCCATTCTGGATGTTTTTTACATGAAAAACCTCTAACCATCCATTTTTGAATTACGGGATTATAAACAACTTCAGCATTAGTAAAATCCAAATTACCTAATTCGGGGTTATTTATTAGACTTTGTTTTTTAGTTTCTGGAGTCCATAACATACGTTCAGTTAAAACACTCTCAAATATAATATCAATTAATTTCATATACACATATAAATATCCCAAAATAAGTAAGGGACACAAAAAATAGAGAGACACAAATTGCGAACGGGGGTACCGGAGTACGAGAACTGTGAACGGGGATATACGAGGTTTATTTTACCATTGTATTTGCAACACCACTAACCGCACTACTTCTAACCGTGGTCTTTAATTGTCCAATACCCGCATCGGCCACAGTCTTTAATATAACCTGCTGAGCAGGAGGAAGAGTTGCAAGTTTCTGTGAACCATCATAAACCACTTTCTTTGTATAATCCTGAACGGCTTTATACACCATGGATTTTTTCCTAACGATATCCTCAAGGGCACGTTTTTCAAGCATACCGAGTTCCATATTAGAAGCAAGTTTATTTGCAAGAGCCTGCATACCTTTTTGTCCCAATTGTTTTACAGCAGGAATTGCAGCAACCACCTCGGTAACCTTCGGTAATATGGCCAAGATTGTAGCAACCGCAGCTTCCTTCTTCTTACCTTCTTTTAGATAAACGGCAGAATCTATAAATCCCAATCCCATGGATACCAATGGACCAACCACTGGAATGAATATACTTGCAATCGACATAATTTCTAGAACCCTATGTGGTCCACCAATTGCATTAATTAATTCACGATTCGCCTTATTAGATTTTTCTGCAGCATCCGCCGTTCCGTATCTTCTATCGAAGGCCAAATCATTCATTTGTTCTGCAATGGTGTATAATGATAGTTTCATATCTATATAAATATTATTATAGGGGAATAACACACAGACGTTCAAACTCATCTTTCCTCAAAGCGAATGTCTGTTCGTGGTTACCATTAAAGGATTTTAAATGAACCAAGTATAAACCAAACTTAGTGTTTTCCACATCAATCTTTTGTCCGGGGATAAACCCCATATCCATTAATCTCAATCTTAAGCAAGGTTTGCAATCATCACAGGGGTTATTCTCGATTACACTCGATATCTGATAATGTTTCATTAAAACTGTGAACTGTACTTTATATTTGTGATGGTTCCACCTTCATTAAAGAACTCATATCGTTGTTCCTTTGTTATGTTCTTATCCATAGACATAAACAGGGAGTTAAAGGTCTTGTCATCGTATGTTTTACGACCCGTATTCTTCTTCTCAAGGAGTTTTTGTGCCATCGGGTATATTGTCTTACCATTAAACAACATCGTCTTTCTAAGCTGATCTATAGGGGTATTCTGAAACTCCCCTTCTTCCCCTCTTAGGAACCGATTTAAGAACCCTAACAGGGTTTGCTCGGGAACGGTAAGGTTGGAGGTTTGTTGTTCAATAATGGTCCTTAATTGGGACTCTGATATGATAACTTTCATATTATGGTTGTTTGGCATGCCATTTATTCAAAGAACTAATATAACTGGCAGTCATATGATCCTTAATTGTCTTTCCTGTGAATACGGATTTAATATAATTCCATGCACGTTCCCAATCAATCATATACTTCTTAATATTACCCTCGTCGTCGATTCGTAACATATAATTCACGTGATAGTACCCGATGTTCGGAGAACGTGTCACCAGGTCGTGATTATGGACGATTCTAAGGGTTTTAATCTTACGAGCGTCGTAGTTGTTCTTAAAGGTCTTATTACCGACTCTTGGACTTCCTATGGTACAACATTCAATAACGGTATCTTCAAATACGTGTGAAAGGTTATAAGCACATAAGGTAGCAACTGCCGCTCCAAGACTATGACCACATACAACAATCTTATTATACCCACTCATCTTATCAATACTCTTAAGGACAATGTCCTTCACAGCATCCCAAGAAGATTTGAAACCAATATGTACTTTATCACCATCAAGGATGAATGGTACTTTGTCAATGGATACATCGTTTTGAGCATCCTTCTTGGATGAAGTACCTCTGAAGACCACATAGAGTGACTTCCCCTTCATAGCAACAAATGCTTGGGTATCTGATTTCTTATCATCAATCCATTTAACGGATTTTAGTCCAAGACTGTTGAAGTCTATGTCTTTTTGGTCTTTATATACAACGTCACATAATTGTACGTTATAGATTACTTCGTCTTTATTCATAATATATAAATACAACAAAAAACCCTCTCGGGTTGAGAAGGTTTCAATTTTGTGCCCAGTATATGCTAGTATTAATTCTAGTTGCTTTTATCTAGTTCTAGTACTCTAGAAGCTAGTATACTAGAATAAATATCTAAAATTTTGAAAAAATCTAAGCTCTTTTCTTTGTTGTTCTGGTGTGACCCTTACGGATACAATTCTTTACAACTGGACCATTCTTGGTCTTAACAACTCTTTGGAAGTTGTGTGGACGTACTGTACTTGATTTTGACATAGTATAAAGTTTTTACAAAGATAAGTATATTTTATTCAATAATTTCTTTTGTATTGAATTGTTTTGTTTTTTCGGAATGGCATTCCATACATAACATTTGAAGGTTTTCGATAACCGTTTTTCCTCCATTGGTATGTTCAACGATATGGTCACCTTCCATTTCACCATATGACAAAGGTTCGGTCCCGTGGTATCTGCAACCGCCACCATCGAATCCAACACAGACTCTATTTTGTTCAATATATTTTATTTGTTTCTGTACCTGTGTAAACAATCTTTGGTGATCATACTCAATAAGTTTGCCAAACAACTCTCTATTGTCATATAGGAATGTTCTACGATTTTCGAATTTATGATCTTGACCTTTACCGAAATGACAGAAGAAACCTTTAAACCAAGTGTTATTGATTTCCATATCAATTATTTCGTAGTTACCTCCATGGTAATCGTCAAATCGTTTGTTATTGTAATAAGTTGTATGTAGAGTATCAAGAACAGATGTAAGGTACCAACTGTACTCATCAAAGGATTTAATTTCATTCTTAAGATATAAATCATTTACAAAGGTAAGAACATCTCTCATACAACAAGCACCTGGTCCAAAATGTCCATTGAAGTTGGTATAGTTATAAACCGTATCCGTCATAACGTTAAACAACTTATAGAAGGTTTTAAATTTACCACTATATTCATCTTCGGAATAGGAATGTATGATACTATACCCATCATCATTTGGGTCATGTAATGCGTTTGGATTCATGAAGTGAAAGAAAACCTTTTCCACCAACTCATTAAACTTATTCTTACTTGACGTTCTTGAAACCAATAGAGATATTTGTTTTTCCAATGGAATGGTATTCTTAAGTCTTTGAACGATATTGATGTTTAAATCGGATGGAAATGCTCCTCTCTTCTCGGCAGGGCTCAAAGCGGTACCATTATTCCATTTCTTAAAGACATAAGAACTGAGGTTACGTAATTCATTTTCATCCAAGTTATTATTGATGATAACTTTAACTGTAATAGTTTTTCTTTCAATCTCCCTACTAAACTCCTTCCATAGTTCCATATTCTTAGGTCCCACGTTAAAGTACTTGGTTGATTCGGTAAGTTCTTTTGAAAAGTACTTGAAATCGGGATTGGTTAAAACTTCCAATAAAATACTACGAAGTCTTTGGTGACCGTCAGCCACATGGTACTTGTCTCCGATTCTAATGAGTACAATCTCGGGTAATAAAGTTGGGGTGTGTAGCAAGGTGTGCATTAATGAACATATCTGAGGTTTGTTCCAACAATAGTCTCGTTGAAACCAATCCTGCAAGATTAGTTCACCTTCTTTATACATTTCACCCAATCTTCTAATGTCCCAATTCTCGGCATTCTGAAAGAATACCCTGTTCTGTGTTTGATAATTAATTACTGTTTCGTAAAGTTCGTTGATTTTCATAATGTATTTCGGACATCTATGTCCATGTTTTTTTAAAATGTAGTTTATTTTACGAATATTGTGTACTCATATTCTAAAAAATTTACCATTAATATTTATAAATCATGAAACTAATAGACATAATAAAGGAATCCCACTACGAGAAAATAGGAAAAGGTAATTGGGGGTCGGTATATGAAAAGAACGGTAAGATATACAAACTAACCGAGGATGACACCGAAATATTAGTATCAAAGAGAATTTTAAAATTCAAGGGTAACCTGAAACACTTCCCCAAGATATATTCCATGAAAAAGACGGGGAAGAACGTATTTGATGAGGATAGATACATTATAGTAAAACACAAGTATAAACTTATCACAGATGTACCTGAATTTATGGATGTGGCGAATATTGTTAAAAAACATTCGAGTAACATCATGGCTCATATAGTTAATCAGAAAAATGACTTATCAGAAGAAGTTAAAGACAACGATGTTTTATATGGTAATATACTTGGGATTATCCAAGAGTTCAATATGTTAAAGTTGGGAGGTTTGGTGTTATTAGATTTCCACCTAAGTAACCTTGGTATTGATGAAGAAAACAATATGGTATTGTTCGATTATTAGAATTCCCTGAAAATTTCTGGAAAATTTTTATTTCACTTTTAGAAATATATTTCCAATTATAGGTTTTTACCCCCCGAATGTATAGGAATTAGAAATATAGTTCTAATTTTACTATACGAAGATATGTTCAAGTCCTTCTAACCAAGGTAGTATCAATTCGATTGTATTGAAACTTGGTAATTTGTCTACAGGAAACATCAACCTGTTTTCGGCATCCCATAATACATACGGACTTGAATCACGTGTTAAAGGATATAAAAGTCTCTGTATAACAACTAAATGTAACGGATCATCCTTATCTAAGTTATTGTTGAATATAAAATAGTAATTTTTAGTTACATGAGTATATTCATCATATTTGTTATCATCTCCTCTTGAAGATATACATAAATTGTAACCATTACCATATCTAATACATTTCTCCTTACTGTCCCCTCTGTATATCATCACACCATCCTTACCATAAACAACATCATCTTTATCTATGTTCTTGTCCCCGATTTTCCCCGCCTTAATTCTTCTATTGTCTTTCTTATCATTAACGGTTCTATATAGTTCGTCCCACGAATACTTGGTGATATCCCTTTTGTCAGGATCGAGTCCTTGAGAAAACCTATGAAACAAATTGATATACTCCCTCGCTTCTTCGGGATCTACACCCTCCTCACTAAACCTATCTACCAATTGGTCAATGAGTTTATGTGAGTATTCTAATAGAACGGATTCGTATATAGTGTCTAATAGTTTCATATGATATAAATATCTTAAAAAAAATCTGGAAAATTTTATTTCTACTTTAGGAGGTAAAGTCCATTTTTTGACTTTTTTTCCAGAAAAATTTCTGTTACGGCATTGACCCCCTGTTTAGACCCCCCCAAAAACCCCTAATTAAGGGGGGATACGGGGAGGGGGGACCCCCCACCTATGGGTATAGGGAGGTCTACCCAGTAATAACCCCCCTGTGTATCCTGAGGTCCCACATCTATTAGGAAAACATTAACATTAGTATTTGGTATAATGGAAATAGTTTTATATCTTTGTGTTCTAAAAACAAATGATATGAAAAAAACCTACAACAGAATGTTCAATGTCGGGATGACATTGATATCGGTATGTTCCCTACTCCTATTCCTCGGTTTGTTTACAGACGGAAGTATTCAATTTGGTAGTAGTTTAAATTGGATAGGTGGTCTATGGACTATCGTATTCCTATTTGGTGTGTTGTTATTAATCATCAGTTTACCCGAACAAGAATTAAAATAAAGTAAATGAAAAAAGTATTCAGTTTAATTATGGTCATCGTATTGTTCTCATCTTGTGTTGTGAATCGTCATCACAGACCGAAGACACCTCATTGTGTTGTTGGTAAAGTGAACTTGTGGAGATAAAAGATTAGTGTTCCCCCTCCCCCAAACCCTCATCAGAAATGGTGGGGGTTTTTTATTTCTCCCACTCATCATCCTCACACTGTAACATTACAAGAAACCTTACTGGGTTATTTTGGAAGGAAACCTGATTTTTTCCCTGATCGTTGTTTTTGTTTACTGGGGTACTGCGCACATTTAAGACTTTTTACTGCGCACATTTTAGAATTATTACCCCAGGAATGTTTTCCACGACATCCGGGTGTACGACTCAACTGCACACCCCAGTAATTTATTTTGGATGATCGTCCGGGGATCATAAAAAGTTAACCCAGTAATAAAAAAAGTTTGTAAACAACAAAAAAAATTTTTATCTTTATATTCTAAAAAAAAAATATCCTTCCCTACAACCCAGTAATGTTATTTCACTTTTCTCCGATTTTTTACTATTTCTAGTACACTCCAAATTTTTTTTCACTTTTTTTTAAAATTACAAGGTTGTAACATTACGAAAAAGTTTACTGGGTTAAAAAAACAATATAAAAAAAATTTTCTTGTTTTTTCAAAAAACCTTACTGGGGTGTACCCCAGGAATATATTTCTGGTGAACCTCACCTTCACAAAAATTTAACAGAAAAAGTTTGGAATAATCCGGTAATAGCGTTATATTTGTATACACTAAAAACAAAATGATATGACAACGGAACAAAAACTTTCCAGTTTGGGGGTACGAGAGTTTAACCCCAGTGACACTATGTATGTATTGTACAAAACACAAGGGGGTATTCCTTTTATGTGTTGGGGTGTAACAAAACTTATCCGTATAGGTTTAACGGAGGATGGTTATGTTAAAGGTATTCTATTGAAAGTAACGGGTGCGAAGTGGAAACAATTCGTATTGATTACATTAAATGGTTTAGATTATTATGAAGTCCGATTAGTGAACGATATGATGGTTGTTGTTGAAACAATTGACCACGACATTATGTTTGATGAATTAGTTGATGTTATTGATAGGTTGATTGAAAGTTAGATTTGTTTTTCCATTCTTGTTGAATCCCTCGGAGTTTTTCTTCGGGGGATTTTTGTTTGAGGAGGAATCTCCGACACACCGTGACAGGTAAGATAATTTACTGGGATATTCAACACAGAACTCTGAAGAAATTTATAACGATCGTCGGTATTACATTACTGGGTATTACATGTATGATAGACCATTTTGGAACCCCGTCCAACGGAAATCAATTACTGGGTAATACATCCCAGTAATATCCATTTCACCTCTTGAGGAATTCTTCATCTTCATTTCCCCAGTAATACATTATCCCCCGTTTACCGGTTAATAAATTTTTAGAAAAGATTAACATTTTTATTTTGTATATAATGGAATTAGTTTTATATTTGTGGACACTAAACACATAAACAAATGGAAACATTAAAAAGAAAGGTTGGTCGACCTCGTAAAGACGAAACGACAACATTAAGAAATTTCGAAAATGAAATCTTGATGACAAAAGAAAAAATCAAAGAATTGGAGAACAAGTATTATCAAAGTGAAACCTCTTTCGTTAGTAGAGTGGATAAAATCAAGGATAGTATGTATAGTGATTATATGATGAGGAGAAGAATCTACGAGGAAGAAGTGGAAAGATTAACTAAAAAGATTGTTAAGAAGG